ATGAAGATCCTATCCCCCGTTAGGGTTTCGACCGCTGGCACAGTCGCGGTAGGTGGACTGGCATTCGCTCTCTCGTTCACCGCGCTCTCCGAGCTGGCAGCCGCCAACGGTGTGGCCGACTCACAGGCGTGGATGGTTCCGCTCGTGGTCGACGGAGGCATCATCGTGGCAACCTCTGCGACCGTCGCGTTGCGACGACACTCCTGGTATCCGTGGACCCTGCTCATCCTGGGCAGTGTGGTCTCGGTAGCCGGGAACGTGGCACACGCAGCGCCTCACGGCGCCGTAGGCATGACCCTCGCGGCGATCCCGCCGCTGTGGCTTCTGGCAGCTACTCACCTGACCGTGATGCTGTCCAGGCAGAAGCCGGAAGTGAGGTTTGGCGAGGGGTCTGACCTCACTTCCGTACCTCTCGCTGCTTGAAACCGCCCGGCCGGTAGTAGAATACATAGTGAACCTATGGAGTTTGGAGGCACAAAAAAAGGCCCCCCGAGCCATCCCGAAGGACAGCCCGAGGGGCGATTTGTAGATCAGCGGTGTCGGAGTGACCACCAGACGAACGTCCAGAGCCCGCACCACGCGGTGAGGGCGAGCATCCCACCGGAGAACCCGGTGAACAGGAACGCCAGGCCGAAGAACGCTGTCGGTACGAACGACAGGATCGCCAGCACGACGAAGAACGCGTTGAGCGGTTTAGCTTCTGGGAGAGTCACCCCGGAATCCTATCCCGGCTTGTGGCCTCCGCATCCTCTTAGGCCAGTGCGCCCACCGTAGGAAGTAGACGACCCTCTTGAGCGTGTTCAGAGGTCGCCTCGGATCACGAGGACGTTCTGCTCGACTGTGATGTCGGGGTCACCGAAGTCCTCGTCGTTGGTCGTCCAGACCGCGACACCTACGTCGATGTTCCCGAAGGTGTACTCGAATGCCTGCAGCTCCGAGATGAACTCGGCCAGCTTCATCATGCGACCCACTCAGCGATCGGCTCTTCTCCCCAACGGATGGTGAGCTTGAGGATCTTCCAGCCGTCGACCATGCCGTGCCGCTCACGCCACTGCAGGGCGCTCGGGAGCGTTGCGTAGGTGCGAGGGCCGTGAGGACCGGTCCACAAGCTGTAGCGGTCGGAGAAGTGCTCGTAGACCGCGACGGGGATGTACTGGATCAGCTCCACTACTGGGCACCCTCGATCAGCTCAGCGAGCTTGCAGATCTTGTCGATGATCTCGTCAGGAGTCTCCGAGACGTGGTAGCCCGTAGTCGATTTCGTGCGGACGATGGTCTCCGTCACGCCAGCGTAGAACGCCTCGATCTGGTCGACGTTGATGTAGACAGCGTCCTTGTCGTCGGCGTCGGTCAAGATGATGAATGCGATCTGGTTCATCCGGTTCCCCTCAGGAATGCGATCTCTCGCTCTAGCTCGGTGATCTGCGATTGCAGACCCATGTTCTCCAGAACCGCCTCTGCGGCAACGCCTTCGGCTTGGTCTCTGGCTGTGTCCATCCGCTCCGCTTCATCGACTGCGTCGTGCAGTCGCCGGATCAGATCAGGTAGAGCGCCGTGCATCCCGGCTGCGAAGTCAGCGTCAACCTCGTGGTTGAACGAGCCGATCCACTTCCGTTCGGACCCTTTCTCGTGGCCCTCGGAGAACACCTGCCACTGCAGGTGCTCGTCGGGGTCAAAGCCGACTCCCCAGTAGGCATCCTTGGCATCCGTGGTCAGAGCGAACTGCTGGTAGAGGATGTCGAAGAACTGGTGGTCGTCTGTGCCCTCAGGCCCATCGGGTGTCGGCATGTGCTTCCTCCCTCTCCTTGAAGATGACGTGGTAAAGCGCAGACCTCATCTTCTGAGTGATCTGCTCGACCAGGTAAGCGATGTCGTTGTCTGTAGCCTGCTCGTCCAGCTCGTAGCCGTACGAGATCTTGTGGCTCCCCACCGAGATCTCAGCCATGTGAAGTCGGTTCGGGCTCAACCGCATTGACTCAGGCACGCGGTACCACGTACGGAATGAGGCTGGCCACGAAGCGTAGGAACGGGAGTTCCTTCGGGGCGCCGGGAGGCTTCATCGCCTCCGGGATGGTGAAGACCTCGATCGCCCCACCTACCGGACCTTCCTCGATCGTGCCGAGCTTGCCCAGCTCGTAGATCGCCTTGCCCATGAGAGCTTCGGTCAGACCGTCTGGCGCCGGAAGCGCGACAGCGGCTTTCACTTGGCCACCGGAGGAGTCCAGCCCAGCTCGGTCAGAGCCTGGCTCGCGTACTTGCGGAACTCAGCCGGGTTCGGCTGGCTGCCTGAGCTGCGAGAGAACGGGCTGTGATCCTTATTGATACGCCCTTCGACGGCCAGGAGCTTGATCCGAGCGACCAGCTTGTCGACGTGCAGGTCGAGGATCTTCCGGCTGTCCAGTGCGGAGGCTCGCAGCTCCCAGGACTGAGCTGCAGCAGACAGGTGGATGCCGCCTGCGGTGTTGGCGACCTTCGCCGCGATCCGCAGCTCGTCGGCGGTGATCTTCTCGAAAGTGGTGATTGTCAACGTAGTTTCCTTGCGTATTGGAGTTCGATCTGGGATAGGTGGAGCCATTCGACGCGGCCCAGCTTGAGCTGAGTACAGAAGACGAAGTCGCCCTCTGAGTTGTGAACCGCCCAGTAGTTCCCTTGGTAAAGGCATCGAGAGCCTTCAAATTCGACTGGCAGCATCAGGTTCCGTCGTAGTAGTCGGGGTAGTCGTCATCGAATACGTGGCGCTCATACTCGATCTCGTCGATCTTTCGTTCACAGGTGAAGCAGTCGTCCCCCATGCAGTAGTGGTCAGACATTGCCGCACTCCTCTCCGCAGTAGCAGAGTTCTGTCCCGTTGGATCTGTAGGGCTCGCGCCCCATCTGCTCGTCTATGTCGCGCCTCGCTCGGCGCTTCTCAGCAGCCCGGTTATCAACCAGGCAGCATCCTCGTGAGCAGTTCCGGCGCAGCATGTCTGCCATTTAGTACTCCGCTCCGTACAGCGATCCCCAGGACCGCTTCCCAACTTCGGGGTCGGTGCCGATCAGCACCGGACCCATCTGCTCTTGCATGAGCCGGCCGATCTCCTCAGCACCCCACTGCGCCTTCTCAGCGGGCAGTGAAGCCACGATCTCGTCGTGGATGGTGAGTCGTATGTACGGGGTGAATCCGGCCTTGTGGAGGCGAACCAGAGCCCTGCAGGTCACGTCCCGAGCCGTCGACTGGATGTCGTAGTTCAGCGCGGAGTAGGTCCGTGACGAGTCCACCGGCAACCGCCGACCGGACTCCGTGATGATGTAGCCGTCCCGGCGTGCGTTCATCGCCAGCTTCCGGCTGAACCTGTCGACTCCTGGGTAGGTCTTGGAGAACGCGTCCAGCACTGTCTTCGCCAGCTTCACGTCGATCTCAGCCTGCTCAGCTAACGTGTCCTTGCCGCCACCGAACACCTTCAGGAAGTTCGTCATCTTGCCGACCTTTCGAGCCACACCCGCTGCGTCAGCAGTGATCTGGTGAAGGTCCGCGTTGTTCCTGAAAGCCTCGATCATCGTCTGATCCCCGGAGCGTGCAGCGAGCACGCGCAGCTCCTGGGTCTTGTAGTCGATGGAGCCGATGAGATGACCGGGGTCTGCGATGAAGCAGCGGCGCACCGTGGAGTCGGTGGCCGGAAGAGTCTGAGCGGGGATCCCAACCACCGACATGCGCGAGGTCCGCGCCTGCAGAGGGTTGGTGAACGGGTGGCACCGATCGTCGGAGTCCCTGACAGCCAGGAACTTCGCCACCCAGGTCTTGTTCCACTTCTTCAGCTTCTTCGCCTCTTGGATGATCGCCGCCAGCTCGTTGCCGCCGTCGCTCAGCGCCTGGAGCATCGCGTCGTTGACCTGACGCTTGCCGGTATCGGTACGGCCGAGGATCTTGACGCCCATCTCCTCCAGAGCATCAGCAGCCTGCTCTGTCGAGTTGACCATCTCCAGCCCGTACTCCGTGAAAGCGATTGCCTCCCAGACCTCCATCTCGCCGAGCCATCTGTCGGACAGCTCTTGGGAGTAGGGCACGTCCATCAGGAAGCCCTGACGGTCGACGTAGCTGCAGATCGCTGCTAGCTCGTGCTCGAACCCGATCAGCTCACGAGACACAGCAGGTACCAGCGGCGCCAGCTTGCTGCAGATCCGTGCGGTGAAGACGGTGTCCATCCCCGCGTAGGTCAGGTACTCCTCGTGGAACAGATCAACGACGGCCCAGATCTTGTCCTTGGTCGTCTTGTATTCCTTGGCGATCTTCACCATCAGGCCCTTGACGTTCTTGGCCTGCTCCTTCGAGATGAACTGTGCGATCAGCTCTTCCAGCGAGTGACCGAACCCACCGGCCTCGAAAGGCCGAGGGTCGATCAGCTTGGCCAGGATCTGAGTGTCGGTGACCTTGGGCCACAGATCCTCCATCTTGAGACCGAAGCACCGGTCGAGCACCTGCAGGTCGTAGCTGGCGTTCTGGAAGACCAGACGGTCGAGCGCGTTGATCGCGTCGATCGCCTCCTGAACAACCTCCTGGTCGAGTTCAACTGGCAGCACCCATGATTCGGACTGAGTGCCGAACTGGACAAGACGGCACCGGAAGGTGTCGCTGTAGATGTCCAGCCCGGTCGTCTCAGTGTCAACCGCTAGGCAGTTCGTGTGAGCCTTGATGAAGTCGCGGAAGGCGGGCAGATCGTCTGAACACTCGACCACGTTGATGGTGACAAGGTCGCCATCGACCTCATGCTGTAGCTCAATCACGTTCTCTCCTATCGATTAATTGACCTCTAGGTCTGGGTGTACGTAGGTGACCTGCAGGCTGCTACCTCCGTGGTCGACGCTGACGTGAGCGCCGTTAGGCAACTTCTCCAGAGCCGCGTACAGGTCGCGGACCTTGGTGCCGGGGTCGGTGTTGCCCAGCTCCCGTCCGAACGGATGGAGGATCGGAATCGTCCATCGTTCAACGTGTGGGATCTTCATCGAGTCATCACCAATCCCTTGGGGAGGTCGTTGTTCTCCAGCAGCACCTTGAAATTGCCCTTGAGCCGGGGCACGTAGACGATGACGCCCTCGGGCTTCATGAACCCCGGAACGGCTCGAGAGCCGATCTCACGAAGGTTGTCCACCACGCGGGCGATCTCGTTGGTGTCGAGCTGGCGCTGCGACAGCAGAGGTACGATGTCCAGCTTCGGCGTGACGAACTCGTCAGCCTTCGCAGCCCAGCGACCGGTGTTGAACAGGCTGAATCGCTTGTCCCCGTTCGGAAGTCCGTAACCGTGCTGGATACCGCTCCCCCACCATTCGCCGTAGTGATGGCCGGGGCCGAGGTCATCGACCAGGGCCTCGTGGTTCTCGGAGACCCACTTGGCGAAGCCGTAGTTGTCATCCTCCGGGGTGATCAGCCGGTTCCGGGACTGAGCCCCGATGTTGCCATCCTCGGTGATGATGACCGCAGCGTTGGTGCCGTCGAGCTTCTCGGTGATGATCATCCCGGCGCCCGACAGGCGCGGGGTCTTGGGCCAGGAGATGAACTCGATCGACATCAGTTGAGTCCCAGCTCGATCATGAAGTCCTCGGTGTGTTTCAGCGCAGACTCGATGAACTCGTCTACGACCTTTGGAACTTCGTCCCCGAACGCCTTATTGGCGGCGGCGAATCCGTACAACGTGGCAGCCGCTGCAATAGCAGAGCCTTCGAGAACCGTCGCCTCGAAAAGATCCCGATCGACAGCCATCAGTTGTAGAACCCCCGGACGGTGCGAGAGATGGTGGACGGATTGACCCCGTAGTTGCGGGCCAGATCCACCTGCTTCATGCCGCCCTGAAAGGCAGCCTTGATGTCCTTGGCCTCCTGGTCCGACAGCTTCGGACGGTTCGGCCGCTTCGGGCCGCGACGGGTGTCTCCGTAGACGAACGCCTCGCCGAATACACGAGTCGCAGTACTCAGCCGACCTTGCAGGTCGAGGATGAGCTGCGCCTGAGACACCTGGTGGCTCACCAGATCACGGTTCTTCGCCAACAGCTTGGCGTTCTCGTCGAGGACGATCTCGATTCCCCGCTTGAGGACATCTGCGCTGGCGCTGATGGTTTCGGTTTCAGTGCTCATTGTTGCTCTCCTGCAGGTAGGTGTTGAACTCGTCTTCGTCCAGCTCGTAGAAGCCAATGACGAAGTCCCAGTTGTAGGTTCGGGAGGTACCGTCTTCCCGGTGGATGATGAGGACACCCTCTTGGGTGTCGAGGATCGGCTGACCGGCCAGGATGATCCCGTGGTCGTTGCCGTCGATATGGATGACCGTTGCTTTGGTCATGTGCTCTCCGCTCAGAGATAGGTTGGGGAGATTGAGGCCAAGCGGCACTGTCGCTGGCTTAGCCGGTCACTGGTTCCGGTACCTCAATCTTGGTGGGTGTCAAGCTGGCGTGCTGATTAACGCGCCGGGTACTGCGCCTTGCACTGCTGGTCGCGAGGTGCGATGCAGGAGAACAGCTTGTAGGCATTCCCCTTGGTCGAGACACCGGACTTGTAGACCATCTCGCCGTGATCGCAGTACTTCTTCTCACCGTTCGGTGCTTCCTGAGCACCCTGCGGAGCGCGAGACTGACCTCCACCGCCGCCTGCGGCAGCAGCGGGCTTGGCCGGCTTACCGACACTGGTCAGCTCAGCGAACTTCGCCGAAGCCTGAGCAGTGACCTGGAAGACCTCGACCAGGCGACCCTTCCGGGCCGCGTCGGACAGGCGAGCGTGAGCCACGTCGATGGACGGGAAGTCCAGCGTGATCCACGGATCGTCATAACCACCACCGGACTTCATGGTGATGCGGACCTGCTCACCGCCATTGCCATCCGGGACAGCGACCGGCGCCGAAGCGGCGACCGGAGCAGGAGCCGGGGTGGGCTCAGGAGCTGGCGGCGGCGGGGGAGGCGGCGGCGGTGCCGGTGCAGGCTCCGGGGCAGCAGCAGGTGCAGTGGCGAAGGGGTCTTCGAAGGGAGCTGACAATGTAGTGCCTTTCACTTAATGGGGCAAGAACCGCTGGTGCAGTTCTCATCGACACCGTCTGCGACGGCTTGTGCTGCAGCAGATTCGTACTGCTGCTTGGTGATTCGCTCATAGGGAGCCTGTGGGAACGACGCTTCCGGGAAGATCGTGGAGCCCTTGATGAGCCCTGCGAAGTCCTTGAGCGTCCCTGCCACGTCATCTGCGGTGTACGCAGCCGGATCGACGTTGGCGGTGAACGACACCGCGTTGTCGGCCCAGCACGTCTGGTAGAGCGCCTGGAAGGCGATCAACTGGGTGAGTGTCAAGTCGTCTGCAGACTCGACAAAGTCCTCACCGTCCCGCCCGTAGATGTCCACAACGGCTTGCACCAGAGTGTCTTTCGTCGGGATCGTGACCACAGCGGTGTTCGGTGCGAAGAGATCGTCCTCCACCTCATACCCCTCAGCCACCAGCTCAGCCAGCGCCGCGAAGTCGCTGTGCTGGTTGAACCTGATCCGTCGGTAGAAGTACTTCGAGAAGATCGGGTGGATCCCCTCGCTGACTCCTGCCAGCTTCGCGACCGTGCCGGTAGGCGCGATCGTCCGCTTCTTGACCGGGACCGGGATACGCAGCTCGTGGCTGAACTCCCCGGCCGCTTTGTCGACCTCTGACGCCATCTCACGGAGGAACTGGGTGAAGTACCTGTCACCAGGTGCCTTCGAGTACTTCCGACCCGTCATGGCCAGGTAGCTCGCCACGCCCAGGTGCCCGACGCCGATGCGCCGGTTCCTGTCCAGAACCTCTCGGCTCTTCGGATCGGCAACCGGAGAGAACGTCGCTCGAATGAGGAACCGCGTCATCAGCCGATGAGCGCGGATCAGGTCGAGGTAGTCGGTCTTGCCGACCTCGGTGACGAACGCTGCCAGGTTGATGTGGCCGAGGTTGCACGGCTCCCACGGCTCGAGAGTGATCTCACCGCAGGGGTTCGTGCAGACGACCTTGTTAGGCTCCCCGGTGTTGCTTAGCGAGGAGTCCCACATTCCGGGCTCACCGTTGCGTACAGCCCCTGTGGATAGTGCGTCCAACACCTGTTGCGACGTACTATCGGAGTTGTACCCGTTATTGACGGCTAGCCAGAACCTCTCGTCGACCTCGACCGAGATGTTCGTCGTCCAGTGATCGCCCGACTCAGCCTTGCAGTTGATGAAGTCGGTGATCTGGGGATCAGCCCAGTGCATCATCGACATCCGAGCAGACCGGCGAACGCCGCCTGCCACCACACACTGAGCGATCGCGTGATCGACCTCCATCGCGGAGAGTCCAGCCAGCTTCTGACCGCAGTGGCCTGAGATGATCTCGCAGACCTTCTGCAGCATCACAGCGAACGGGAGCGGGCCGCTGGCCTGCCCTCCGAACGTCTTCAGCTTCGCGCCGGCCTTTCGGATGCGACTCACGTCGTAAACCCGCTGGTAGTGGACCGTTTCCTTGCGGTAGTGCGTGTCGATAAGGTCCGTCAGAGCGTCAGCCCAGCCCTCACGAGAGTCCTCGATCGGGTATGCACCCGGCCAGTCTGCGTCGTAGTGCTCAGACAGAATCCCTAGGGACTTCATCGCCTCGTAGTCGGGATGGTCTGGGTCGCAGACGATCTCAACACGGAGTGGATGCACGACCTCGGAATAGCGTTCGAGGTAGCTGTTGGAGTAGTTAGCTCCGACTCCCCCGCCTTCCATCAGCCGCAGGAACGTGAACGAGAAGTGTTCCGAGATCGTCTCGGTCCACCCCGCTACCCAGCAGTTGAAGAGGTGCTGTGCGTTCGGCACGCCCGACGCCCAGAGGTGTCGGCCTGCGGGCAGGAGCTTGAACTCCGTGATCAGACGGGTCAGGTGCTCTCGCTCATCTGGGAGTTGATAGCGCGCTGGAACGAGCGCGAGGTTGCCGTCAACAACTCGCTGAACTGTTTCTGGCCACGACTCCTTAGAGCCATCTGGCTTTGTTCGAGCGTACGTCCGGTCATAGACCAGCTTTCCAGTTGGGCCCCATTTGATTTCGTCAGTCACTATTTCCTTTCAGTCAGTTCGTACCCTTTGAAGTAGGCGTCGGTGTTGCCGCCACCAGGTGCGAACGAGACACCGAACTCATCGGTGTTGATGCAGGTGATGACACCCTTCTTGCCCCGGAACTGCTTCCAGGTACCGCGAGCTGGGTACTTCTTCTCGTCCCGCTGGATGAGCACCTTGGTGCCCGCCTTCACGGCCGACCCATCAGAACCCTCTGCGGGTATTCCTTGTAGCCGTAGCCAGGGGTGAAGGCTCCCCCGACGTACATCTCGAGGTCTTGCTGATCCCAGTTCTCCAGCATCATTCGCTTGCCGGGGAACAACTCTGGGAACACCTCCCCTCGGTACAGCTCCGATGAAGGCCCGTTGAACGTGGCGTCCATCAGATTCAGATCGTTGCTCATGCGGCTCGTCCTGCCAGAATCTCGTGGATGGGTGTTACGTGGAGGTAGTCGTCTCGCACCTCGGGGTGCTCGAGCAACAGGATCGCGATGTCCGCTGTCGGGTCGGAATGGTCTGCACCACTTGACCTTCGAGACTCAGGGAACACCGCGTGACGAGAGCCAGGACCGGGCTCGACAACGAGGTTGCCCTGCTTGTCGCGCTCCGTCCCGGCCGCGTAGGTGATGTCGTTGACACGGTCTGTCAGCGAGACGATCGCCCTGGACAGGTAGACCTGCCCGGTGGACTGCCGCTTCGGCACGACACCGTCCGTGTACCGGACCCTGATCGCCTCGGCATACCCCTCGTTCTTCTCCGACAGCGATTCCATCGCCATCGGGAGGATGTCGATCAGGTACCTGTTGGTAGACACTTCGAGCAAGGCGTCCTTCACGTTCTCCGGGGAGTACGGGTTGGTGCCGTGGAACCTGTCGCTGGCCCGAGCCTGATCCGCGAGGATCTGCATCGACCGCATGTAGACCAGGCGGCGGGCTAGGTACTCGTCAGAGTTCTGCAGCTTCCGCTGTGTCGCAGGCGATTCGAAGTACCAGACCCATAGGTCACTGACCAGATCATCCGTCCCGTCCTCTCGACCCCAACTGAAAAGTGCTGACTTAGCGGCCTTCTCGAAGATCTTGTCCACTAAGGCATCACTGCTTTCAGATAAGCGGCCCGCTGGGCCACAGGGATCCCCCGCAGAATCTCTGCAGCGAAGACCTCTCGGACCTCGCTGGAAGTGATCTGTCGGGAGCGGGCGTTCCGGTGCAGGAACGGCAGCTTGGTGGGTGTCAAGTTCTAGACCTCCCAGACTTCGCCGTCGACCGAGAATCGGCCTGCGTTGATCGGAACCAGCTCAGGCTTGACGTGGCTTCCCTCGACAGTCAAGAGCCCAAAGCCTTGCTGCCAGTTCGCTGTGCCACCCTTGAGGTACTGCGCCAGCTTCATGTTCATCAGGTTGCCGACTTCCATGCCCCACAGCGTCGAACCGTTCCCTCCGTAGCCGCTCGTCTTACCCTTCAGACCGAGGCGGTGGGTGTGCCCCATCACGACGCTCTTGGTAAACCGCTCAGCGGCGTTCAGGGCGGTGTCACCAGCCTTCTGAGTCAGCCGGATGCCGCCACGATGGCCGTGAGTCGAGATCCAGCCCGGAGCGATCTTGTGGAACTCGGGCAGAGTCTCGATACCGAAGCCGTCGAAGTCCAGCAGAGCCTTCAGCTTGAACTGATCGGCGAACTCGACGAGAGCCGGTGCGTACTGCGCCAGGTAGTCCACAGGGCGCTCGTCGTGGTTGCCTAGGTGGACTTTGATCGGCCCCGAGTAAACGGCGCGCAGCGGCGCCAGGAGCCGGGTCTTAGCCTGCTCTGAGTCTGGCTTGATGCGCTGCTGGAACTCCTCCTTGGTTCCCTTCGTCCAACGAGACGGGCTCGGGAAGTCCATCAGGTCGCCGATGTGGACGACCTCGTCGGGCTGAGTGTCCCCGATGAACTTGACGACCGAACGCAGAGCGTTGCGGTCATCGAACGGGAGCTGCGTGTCGCTGATGATCACGATGCGTTTGCTCATCCGATGACCTCGACGAACGGACCCAGGTGGTCGTATTCCTTGCTCATGTACGGCTTGGTCGCGATGACGCGGCCCGACATGTTGTGTCGGCACCAGAGCTTGTCCTGACCCGCCCGGACCTTCTTCCAGAGAAGACCTTGCCGATCCTGAAGTGTCAGGAACGTCGCTGCGCTGGTCAAGCTGTCGTACCGACGAGCGATACGACCAACCGGAGCCGGTGTGCTGTCCGCCTTGTGGAGACGCTCTGCCAGACCGGCGTAGCCGCCGATGTCCACGAACGAGTCCCGGTGGAACGTGCCCTTGGTACGCGAGACCTTCAGCAGGATCATCAGATTGGCGACATCCTGCGGCTCGATCAGCTTGCCGATGTAGGCGGTCCAGAGGTTGGCGATGCGAGCGAACGACTCGCTCGGGTCACCGTAGGTCTCCTCGCGGTCACCGAAGATGAGCTTCTCGGCCTCCTGCAAAACGTTGTCGGTCACTTGCTCTCCTTGAGTACTTCGGTGAATGGTGCTGTGCGGTCGGATCTCTTGGCCTGTCGGCTCGACCACATCCAGCCTCGGCAACCCAAGTTGCCCTCGGCCCTCGCCCGCTCAACGGTCCAGAACGACCACTCGCACCCGCCTGCGCTGAGTACGCGCACGTCGACAGGCACGTCGCTCAGAGCCTCCCACTGGCGAGGCTCCACAGGCTTCGGGTAGAAGGTGCTCAGCACCTTCGCGACCTCGGCCTTCTTGGCGCCGGCCGAAGTCAGGATGCGCTTCGACTCAGCCACAACCGACTTGGCACCCTTGAGACGCGTTCGCGCAGCAGCGAGTTCGAGGTCGAGAGCCTTGTCCAGGCCGACGAGATCTTCTTTCAGTGTGAGCATTCAGACTCCTGTCTCGGAAGAGCTGTAGTACTCGATCAGCTCTTTGATCTTGTCGGGCTGGTACCCGACGATGGGGTTGTGCGTGTCGGTGACGACCACCGGAGTCGACCGGACGTGAAGCACCTCGGTCACGTACACGTACGCGTCCTCGTTCTCCTTGGTCATCAGGTTGACCGCGTCGTACTCGACGCCAGCGTCTTCCAGCATCTGCTTGACCCGTTCACAGGGCTTGCAGCCGGGGCTGGTGTACACCGTGATCGGTGCGGTGAGAGAGCTCATTTGAACTTGATCCGGGTCAGAGATCCCGCGTCGATGTACTGGCTGTTGCCAGACACTCGACCCTTGACCCAGATGTCGTTGTCATAGGGATCATCGAGCACGTCCACCACTTCACCGACGAACAGATCTACCCGGTCGGAGAAGCCATTCTCGTGGTCGCCGTTGAATCGGAGCGGACCAGTGATTGCCGCAACGTCACCGGCTTTCAGAGTGCGGTGATTCTTGAGCTTTCCCATTGTTCAGATCCTGTCCAGCAGAGCGTGAGCGCCCTGCTTAGTAACTACGGAGTTGACATCCTCGCCGTCTGGCATGGGGATGATTCGTGCGTTCGGCAGCGTCTTCGCTACCTGCTTCGCGAAGTCCATCCCGGCGTCGTCGCCGTCCGAGAGGATGTTCACGATCCGATACCCGAGGAATAGCTCCCTCATGAACGGCTTCCACGTCTGAGAGCCAGGGACTCCAACCGTGGGAATGCCAGCGAGTTCCGCTGTGATGGCGTCGATCTCACCTTCGGTGATCGCCATGTCCCGCGAGTAGCGGGTGAGCGCGATGGTGTTGTACAGGCGAGGCTTATCGCCCTCGACTGTCCAGTACTTCGGTGAGCCTCCGTCTATGCGACGGAACCTGATTGAGGCCACCGACCAGCCACGCCAGTCTGACTTCCGCATGTACGGAATCGCCAGGCATCCCCGGTACATCTCATGCCCAGGGAGAGGGTCTCCGACGTACCCCAGGCCGTACGGCTGGTTTACCGGAATGCCCCGACTCGCCAAATACTCTGCGGCCTGGCTTCCGGGCAGGCTTTCTCTGTAGCGGGATGTGGCTTCCCACATATAGTCCCTCTGCGATTGTGAGAGCTTCTGCAAAATTCACCTCCTCTTCGTGTCGGATGATTGAGATCACGTCCCCACGGACGCTGCAGGCCATGCAGTTGAACCCCTGGAGGTCGTAACTGACTGCGGCACTGGCGGTTCCCTCACCGTGGAACGGGCACAGGCACTTGTTCCACTCGTGATCGTCGTCGGGCGGATCCCAGTCCGGGTAGTAGCGGAGGATCGCCCTAGCGATCGGCGTATCGTTCATCATGCTTCGATCGTCGCTCGATGATGATCCGGCAGCCGTCCTCGTCGCTGGACGTACGAGTCTTGACCGCAACCCATTCCGGCACGACGATCTCGATCGTGTCGTTGACGTAGTCCGTCTCGAACATGATCGACTTGATGACCGGGCAGTTCAGGGGCGGCAGTGGAATGCTCATGGTCTCCTTCTGGTGGGTGTCAAGTCTGGGACTTGAGCTTCTCTGCCTCGATAGGCGCGATGCGCTTCCCGATGACCTGGACGGCCGGAGGGTTACGCAGGTAGGCGATAGCCCGCTCGAAGAACTCGATGCAGTCTCGCGCCCAGCCGAGCGTGTACTTGTTGCACATCGTGCAGAGCAGACCTCGGATGATGCCGGTCTTGTGGTCGTGGTCGACCGAGAGGCGCTTGAACTTGCCGTTGGCTCGCTGACAGATGTAGCAGCGACCGCCCTGGAACTCGTAGATCGCCCAGTACTCATCGGGTGTGATGTCGTACGTGGCAATGATTCTCGTGCCCCAGGAGCCAGCACTGACCTTCTTCTTACGGCCTCGGTGGTGCGTAGCACACCGTGGGCCAGGCCAGGGAGTCTTGCGCTTCGAGGTGATCCCCTCAGCCAGGCAGTCCACACAAGGCTTGCCAGAGTCAGGACGCGTAGTCGCTTTCGCTCTCCTTCGCGACACGCTCACCCTCCTCGACGTAGTCGAGCCAGGCGTTCAAACCTGTGAGCAGCAGCGAGATTCCGAAGAACACCGCCATCCAGTCGTTGATGGTTAGCGCATAGCCCATCTGATGACCTCTCCGACTAGCCAGGTGCCTCCCACCAGCAGGACAGCGAACCCGCCGCCGATGACCATGTTGATCAACTCCGCATCCGATCGACCCAGAAGCCTGAGACCTTCTTGATCCCTATGTCGAGCAGGGATGGCCGGGGCGCCGGTGCGCCGATGCTGCTGACCGGCGTCCGGTCCTGCAGCTCCACGGTGGCTACCTCGTAGCCGAAGAGGTTGAGTGTCAGCTTCATACGTCGAATCCGTAGAACTGCCCGGTGGATGCTCCCGCGTAGACGCCCAGTACGAAACTGGCTGCAGTCCACAGAGGCAGGATGAAGTACCTCAACGAGACCACCGCTTCGCGGCGATGTCGATGTTCTGCTCAGAGACGTTCTGAGCGAACGGGAACCGCAGCTCCTGGTGGGAGATGGTGGTCTTGACCACGGTCTCCTTCGAGGTGGAGGTGGCCGGGACGAGAGTCTTGTGGACCCACGATGCCGGCCGAAGGGCCAGCAGGCTGCCCAGGATGTGCTGGTGAACCGCGATGAGGGACTTCTTCGGCATGGCGTTGGGGGTGGTCATTGGATCTCTCTTCCGTTGGTGGGTGTCAAGTTTGAGTGCGCGTTGTAGATCACCCCTCGACATGCGCGCCCCGTCGAGGGAGAGTTCACTAGCGGACTTCGAAGTCGGGGATGATGACCGACGGCTTGAAGTTGACCTCGTAGAAGTCGGTGCTCACCGTGCCCGGATCGACCTGCTCCACGAAGTAGCTGACGTTGTCCGACAGGCCCAGGAAGTGCTTCTTGAAGCCTCCCGGAACCTTGCAGGTCACGTCGAGCTTCTGCGCAGCGGTGTCGGGCTCGACCGAGCAGTAGCCCTTGATCTGCAGCAGGTACTTGTCCGTGATCCCGTTGAAGAACACGATGTTCCGCGAGATCTCGAAGTTGTCAGCCTGCTTGGACAGGTTGCTGGACGCCACCTCGGCATCCGAACAACCGACGAGGCCGAAGGCAGCGGCGCTGAAAGCTACTGCTGCGACTGCTTTCTGGATGCGATTCACTTCTTGTCACCGAACGCGACGACGAGGAGGGTACCGACCACCCAGAAGACCAGCGTGATAGCCGCCGGTACCCACAGGGGCGAGGTGACGGTCCACCAGGACCAGGACTCCACGACGGTGTCTGCCACACCGAGCTTGAGCGTGAGGAACACGACGAAAACGACTGCGAGTAAAGGCATTGGCTACTTTCCGTAATCTTTGATTTGCATTGTGCTGCCCTCAAATTCGAGTTCAGCGAAGTCTTGACCCGACGGGTCGGACTTTCCCCCACGGTTCTTCACCGTGGAGACCCTCAGGGAGTCAGAGCCGTAACCTTCCGACACCCTGTGGAGCGTGAGGATCATCTCGGGCACACGCCCGATCTGACCTTTGATGCCCGACAACGGAATTGGCTTGTCGCCGTCGTTGTACGGACCTGTGACGTGGTGCAGCCCTATCACGCACGAGCCGGTGTCACGAGCCATCGTGTGGAGGTAGTCCATCAGCCCCTCGAGCCCCGAGAACGGGTCTCCGTCATCGCTGTCTGTGATGACGTTGGTGATGTTGTCTACGACCACCAGAGCCGGGTAGTCCTCGTACAGCGCGTCGTACGCACTCATCGCATCTTCGATGGTGGTGAGCGAAGGTGACGCCTTGTAGTTGAACCGGATCGGAATGGCATCCAATTCTTCTGCTACAGGCCCGATGTTGGCTTCCATCACCGCAACCGTCGACCGCTCCTGCGTCCATCCGGTGAGGACCGACACCGATCTCGAAGCCTGGGTGAAGGCATCGGAATCGGCGCTGAAGTACAGCGTCGGTACCTTCGACTTCAGTGCGTACGCCAGCACGAACGCTGACTTGCCGGTACCTGGACCGGCGCAACACAATACGAGCTGGCCACGCCGCAACGTGGTCCCCTTCTGCTCGATGGCATCCCAGACTTGAGGGAGCGGGTCACCGGCCGATCCGCGAATGTAGAGCGACTGCCGTGGTGTGTACATCAGACCACCGTGACCTTCGTACCTCGTCGAACGACGAACTCAGACTTCTCCCCGCCCATGTCCTCGCTCAGACTGGCCAGCCAGACCACGATCTCGTCTCCTGCGTCGTGGTGAACCTCTCGCAGCTCCCCCCAGACGTTGGCTTCTACCGCCGAACGCGGGAACTTCCAGGGGAACTGGATCTCACGTCCGATGTGCTGTCCGCTCAGCTCTTCTGCGATCTTGATCTCAGGCACTGAAGCCTCCTTGGTGGGTGTCAAGTCCGCGAGATGCGAGCATCGTGGATAGGGCGACGAGCCTCGTTCGCGGTGGACTCCGCGTCCATCGCGTTCTGCAGCTCACGCATCAGCTTGGTGCCCTTCAGCCGAGGGAACATGTCCAAGATCTGCTTGCCCTTGTAGCCAGCTCGCTGCATCCGCAGGACGCCAGCGGTCTCGTGAGGAGCCCACCGGTACTTCAGCGTCTTGTGGTTCGGATCCCAGTCCCTCGGGTTGTCTGGATCTCCCAGATCGGTCTTGGTCACTGGTCGTACTTGGCGACGATGGCGGTGTACGTGATCGACGGGTCAACCGCCTCGGCCCAGGTAGCCCCACGGTCCTGCTTGTTCTGGATGTCCGCGAGAGCGGACAGCGCCTTGTCGTCGGCGTCGTTGTGCACCGACACGACGTGATCCTTGATGAAGTGGTGAGTCACCCCGGTGCTGTGGTTTAACGAAGCCCACCTGCGGTGGTAGGTATCGCCGAGGACAGAGAGGGTGTCGGCGCCGAAGCCGTGCTTGGCGAAGCCGTGTCCGACGATGCAGCACGGAGTGCTGTCGTCGTTGAAGTAGGTGCAGCCCGCCTTCTGGTCGGGCGTTTCCTTGCCCAGCTCGAGGACGGTCTCCAGCAGTGCGGTAGCGGCGATCTTGGTCATCGGTTCTCTTTCTCAAAGTTGGTGTAGGTGCCGTCGGGATGACGGACTTTGATGGCACGATCCACACCCGTGTGGGTCGCTCCGTGGATGTCGTGCCAGACGTGCTCAGCGGCTCTGTCCCGCTCTCCTACTGCGAACAGGAGCGAGGAGACCTCGGAGGGGAACCAATGCACTGACGGGCCGTTCAGCCTGTCCAGCGCATCCATCTCGACCACCCAGTAGTCAGCGCCAGGTACGACGTACCCGACGCCCTCTTTCAGGAAGGCGAGCCCCCGAGGTGTCATGACCCCGTTGATCGGTTTAGCGGCCATATCTCCTCGCTCATATAAGTAGATGTATGCGGGTGGGAGTCAAGCTAGACCTTGGCGTAACCGGTCCAGGTGCCTTCTTTCTGCAGCTTGATGGCTGCACGCTCGATGCCCTTGTTGGTGAGCCGGCCCTGAGTGGTGGCTGCTCCCGAGCCGGGGTGCATCCACACGCGGTTCACCGCGAAGCCGTTGGAGACGGAGTACGACTTGGCAGCGGTGCTGCTCTCATCGATCCAGCCCCACGACCGCAGGATGTCGTTGAACGTCAGCGGCGGGACGCCGAGCTTCCGCGCCGAGTCGCGCAGCGAGTAGATGGCTTCCTCGTCAAAGAACTCGATAGCCGCCTTCACGAACGGGGCGTCGCCCTCGACCTTGGCTTCCAGCACGACCTTCTCAGCCTCTGCCACGACCAGGGCCGCACGAGCGTCCTGGGCGGTCTGCAGAGCGATCGCGAAGCCAGCCATCATCGCTTCCACATCGCCGGTCGCGATCTTCTGCGCCAGCTCGCTCGCCGGGTCGACGTAGGCGCCGGTCTTGCGGATGGTCGGGAGCACCTCGGCGGTGACCCAACGCTTGAACACTGCAGCCTCAGGCTTCCGGCTCTTGAGGATCAAGGCGTACAGCCCGGATTCGTTGATGACGGAGTAATCCTGCAGGCCACCGGGGGTGTCCACACTGTGTACCCCCTTGTCAGAGGGGTCTAGCAGGGAGCTGGACGAGCGGCTGAGACCGAGCACGTCGAGCACGTCGCGGGTGATGAACCACGGCTCCCCGTCGATGGACAAGGTGCGGAGCTGAACGTCGGTGACGGTGCCGCCGTCTGCGACGGACGGGATGGACTGGAAGCGGAACTGCTCGATGGTGTTGGTCATGTCTTCTCTCTTGTTGGTGGGTGTCAAGTTACTGCGCGTTAAAAACAGGGCACGAGAAGCTGACATCGCAAAACTTGCACTTGTCAGCCTCTGGGAGTGCCTCGAAATCGCCTGCCTGGATGAGCAATTCGACCTCGTGGAACTTCGCCGTGATCTTCTCTCGCGTCCACTCAGTCAGATCGAATGGGTGCGTGACCACGACTTTCTTGCCCTTTTTGCCGGCCATGTAGTAGTCCCCGGTCTTCGGGGCCTCCACGCCGTACTTCATCGCGACCGCCAGGGCGTAGACGCCCAGCTGGAAGTCGTCGCCCGGCGTGTTGCCGGTCTTGTAGTCACGGACGCGCAGCTCCCCGTTGACCACCACGACAGCGTCGATGAATCCTCGGACGATGATGCCGTCGAGCTCGATCTTGAAGTCCAGCTCGATCGCTTCCGTGCCATCCGGTGCGACCCAGATGTCCTGGCCCTTCAAGGCTCGCCAGACGAAGAACTTCTCCACCTGTTCGAGCCCAACTTCGTAGCGGCGCTCGGTATCTCGCTCGCCGTTGTAGGGACCAGACCACGACCAGAAGTCGAAGTTCGGGGTCTCTTCGGTCAGCGCGTTGATGTCGCGGGCGTAGAAGACACGGAACATGTCCTGCGCCTCTTCGAGGGTCAGGGGGAAGCCGTAGCCTTCCCAGATCTCGACGAGCTCTGCGACCTCGTGGAATGCGGTTCCCTGAGGGAGCCATGCGGCCGGTCGAGGCCACACCTTGTCGATTCGGGACAGCTTGTAGGCCATCGGGCACCGGGTGAACGAGTTGATCTGGCTCACCGAGCGCAGCGGTAGGGATTTACCAACCGTCATGCAACCTCGCTTTCTGTGCTGTAGGCATCGGCGATAATGGCGACAGCTTCATCGACTGTGTGCGGACCTACGAAGTCGTGGCCGACTATTCCGACGATGAGGCTTTGCCCTGAGCCGTGCATCATGCCCTCGTCCACGACTTGCATGTCGGCGAGGATGTTGATCTTCTCTGCTGCAAGCAGTTCGGCTGCTACAGGCTGGTACCACTTGTGTGTACAGGGCATCAGGGGGCTGCGGTACACAAAAAGCATCGTCCCTTGTTGAGTCGGATCTGACTCCGACCAGAACTTGCATTTCTGCGCCAACAGCCACCCTGGCCGGTCAACGATCTCCTCGGCCGGTTCGAAGTGGACTCCGTCGAAGAGACTCGCAATGTGGGAAAGCGGCACGATCTGTTCCTGTTCTATTCAGAGCTGTCTGGTGGCCAGCACCAGATCATCTCTCCCTCGTCCGACAGATCGGTGTGCTCGTTGACCCGGATCAGGAGATCCCCATCCGACGCCAGTCGGGGGACGTACCTGAAACCGCCGTGAGGGCTCACGCCGGGGATCGGCGGGATGCTCGGGTCAAATTCGAGTACCACGTTCTCGTCGCGCAGCTTCTGCCACCACGACTTGAGGCGATTTATCTTGTCTTCGTTCATGTCACGGCCACCGGTCGCCATGAACTCACCGTGGTTACGAAGATGCTGGTAAGCCTTCGACTTACCGTGGGCATCGGAGGTCTTCCAAGGCCACGCCTTCTGAACGATCTGGCGTGGGGTCAAGGATCCTCCGTATGTCTTCTTCTGCCACGAAACTGCCTGCCGGGTTACCCCGTGCATCTCTGCTATCTGTGACTGGTTGTATCCCCTTCTTCGCAAGTCTTCAACCACGCTGAAAACCAGCGGGGCTCTGTGGTTTTTGCCGCTCATGTTTTACCTCCATGAGTAAGGATTCAGTTGTTCCAACTTTGTCAAGGTGGATTGTAGGTGCTTGTCAAGGCAACTCTCAATTCATTGGGCTGCGTCTTAACCCTAAAGCTGGGGTCTGACACCGGGTGTTGGTTGGAGTGTGCGCTGCGGGGACTGGGCAGTGCGTTTTTGAAACATAGTGTGGTGATAGTTACATAAGCAAACTCTCAGAGTGTCGTGTGAGCTACCCCATACAGATGTACCGCTAGCTCGCCTCCAAGACTTGCTCAGGCGAAATTACCTCACGCGTCAACTGGTTGATGCGCTGGGTGATGTCTTCCATGTCCCACTGTGACTGTTCGTTGCCAGGGTTGGCGTCGAGGTTGAGCTGAACCTCCTCCTGAAGGCCCAACAGTTCGTCCTTGTCAAAGATGTCGTCTACGTACATGTCTATACCTCCAGTTCATGTTCAGCGATGTAGTTGGACACCGAGTAGTTCTCCAACATCTCTCGGAAATCATCGACGCTCATCGCGTCGAGTTCGGCCTGGGTGAAGTCAAGATCAAGCTGAGTGTGCTTCGAGTGAAACCATTCTCGAAGCTCTTTTACGGCGCCGGCCGAATCGTTGTGGACGCTCGTCTCGAGAGTGTCGTAGTACTCGACCGTGAGGGTGACGACCTTGACCTTCACTCGTCTCGCTCCTCGTCGTAGTTGGTGCGGGCAGAGTCGATCAAGCTGTCGATGTCCATGTCAGCCGCCTCGGCCAGGTGCAGGAGATCAGCCATCAGGTCAGAGATCCCGGTCTCGATCACATCTCGACCCGAGAGGATCACGTAGTGGTCGAGCGCCCACGCTGCGCGGTGGACGCGGTTCGCCCGGTCAGGGCTCTTGACAAGCTCTTCGATGTCTTCGAAGTCGAAGATGGTCTGCGTCATCCGAGGATCTCCTTGATTGCTTGTGCCAGTTGCTCGCCTGCGTCGACGAGGTCAGATTTGAAGTCGGTCAGAGCTTCGTCGTAGTCCTCCCAGCCGCACAGCGGCTGGAAGTTCTTCGGGTCATCGTTCTTCGCGATGAATCGATCCCTCGTCTCGATGATCGCGTCCCAACGCTCCAGAGCCGCCTGCAGTTTCGCGATGTCTTCGATGTTCATCGCTGCCACGCCTTCGGGAGGAATCCTCCGTTACGGAGCCAGCCGTCAAGGGCGAGAGCCAGGTTGGCCATCTCGTGTACCTCATCGCCGAACTCCTTGAGGTCGCTGGTGGCGAGTGCCAGCAGCATCTGCAGTGCCTCGTCGGGGTCCATCAGATCAACCCCACGCGGGTGCTGCCGTAGCCGAAGATGCCTTCGACCTCGTGCATCGCATCGGTCGCATCGCTGTGCTTCTGCAGCGCGTCATTGAAACCCTCAGCGAGGTAGGGGAACTTCTGTCCGTCGTAGTCCACGACCACGTACATCGTCTCGTCCATCACATCTCCTATTTGAGCTTGACCTTGTGGCCGGTGGCATCGCGGTGCGCGTGCATCGCGACGTAGAGGAACACGGAGCCTTGCGACTTCGCCTTCCATGAGCAGTGCTTGCACTTCGCCTTGATCGTCACCGTCGAGCCCAGGTGAGCGGATGCTTCGCCGAGTTGTTGCACTTGCAGGACCAGCCGGTGAGCGACTTCGGAGCGCGGTAGCGGGCGTGCTCGGTTCCCTTGCTGCAGGTGCCAATCCACGGAGCCTTGGGATCCACGCCTTCCATCTGGAAGCAACGGTGTCCGTTGCCACCCAGCTCGCGATGCTTGCGCTGCCACACCGCGTCGTGGTGGTGGCCGGGAGTGAGAGCGTGGGCGACCTCGTGGGTGAGGGTCATCCGAGTCTCGTCAGCCGAGCGAGTCGCCATCAGGTACCGCGACAGCGATACGGTCTTGGCTCGGTAGTTGCACTGGCCTGCACGCTTCTTCGCGTTGTCGAAGACCAGGGTCCATCCCACGAGCCCATGCTCGGCGAGCAACGCTCGAGCCTCTCCCCTGGCCTGTGCCATCGTCATGTGCTCGGTGCGGGTCATCATGGCGGTCATCGGAATCTCCTTGTGTCGTTGGGAATCTGATAGCGCCCCGGCGCGAATCGAACGCGCCACCGCGACGGCTCCACCTCTTTCAGTGGAGAACCATCCGGCAACCGTTAGGGCTGTCGGCTATCGAGCCGACGGGTTGCCCGCAGAACGCGGGCTCTTCTTGCCTTGCTTCGCCTCCTTGGGCTTCATCGGATCGTTGGGCTGGATGGTGGAATCACAGCCCGGAGCGGGGATCACGCGGCAGGGCGCCGCCTGAGTCACCGGAGCGACGATCAGAGAGGTGGGAGCGAGCACCGCGCCAGCGGTGATCAGGGCAGCGAACAGATTGCGGAGCATTATGAATCCTTCTTCCAGTTGTGACGATTCCCCTTGCCGGGGCGCTTCAAGGCTCGTGCCTTGTTCTTGTGCCGCACAGCAGCATTCGAGCGGCGCAGTTCCAGCCGCGCCTGTAGACGTTCGTTCATGGACTTCACCTCTCGATGTGAATGCTGTGCTCACCGAGCGACAGCCAGTGCTCCCCAGTTCGGGGAGAGATCCAGACACCTACTTGCCCAACCTGATCGGAGCAGTCCTCTTCGGAGCACACCGGGTAGTCGACACCGTCGACCGTCACGACTTGGCTTCGAGCCTCTGCGGTAGCGACGTACAGCTCGCCCAGCGCCATCGTGGCGCCGAACGACCACACCGCCATGACAGCGGCCATTGCATACCCTGGTGCCTTGTGCATGAGATCTCCTAGCGAGGTCGAGAGTGGGTGTACGGGGTCATCGGTCGTCGTGGACGAACGTTGGCAGCTCGGAAGGGCATTCGACTCTCCTTGAGGTCAATCTCTTCACGCCTTGCCTTGAGATCTGCGGCAGTGATCATCCGGCTTCTCCGTTGATCCGTGCGATCTTGTCGTCGCACCGTTGGCAGGTCGGAACCTGGGTGAGTATCGGATGGGAGCGAAGGCCGTTCGCCGGGTTCTCACATTTGGCGAACCACTGGCATGGCACCTCGTATTCGGGACCGGTCTTCTCAGAGAGATAGACGCGGCCCTCGATGTCTAGTCGGCTCATGTCTTGCCCTTCGTTAGGTGGTGTGTGTCAAGCTGCGCGGACGCCAGCGTCCGAGAGGTAGACGCGGTCAGCGCCTACGAACGGTGCCTCGGTCACGAAGTGAACGAAGCTGCTGTACTTGTAGGGGTTGTACGTGATCTTCGAGCCTGTGAAGTCTTGAGGCAGTAGCGAGATCAGCTCGCCCACCATGCCTGCATGGACGTTCTTCCTGCCCTCGGTGAGCACACGCTGACGGCCAGCCGGCCGAACCACACCTTTCACACCTCCGAGCAGGACGTGCCCGCTGTGGTGGCGCACACGCCCCTTGAAGTCTCCTTCCAAGGCTTGTACCGAGTACCAGGTGTCGCCGTTCCGGCGTGTCTGGTGCAGGTTGACGTACACGAAGACTCGCATCAGACCTCACTCTCTTCGATGGCGCTGATCATGGTGATGCCGTCAGAGGGTAGGAACCCGTCGATCAACTCCTTGAGCTGCAGGTGGAACAGCGGAGTGTCGAGGTTGCCCTCTCGGGCACCGTCGATGTACACGGTGACGGTCGTTACCTTCTTCACCGGACCACGTCCGCGATCTCGATCTTGCGGAAGCTCTCGTGAGCAGAGACACGATGTGTCCCCTTGACGGTCGAGCCGTTGGAGCCTCGTGCGATGGTCGAGAACACCACCTCCGACGTGACCGGGGCGTAGGTGACCGAATCTACCTGCTGTGCCACACCTTCGAAGATGATGTGATCACCCGGCTTGAGAGCCGTCGCATAGGTAGCCGAGTTGGTCAGGAGTCGAGCGGTTTTGACGGGCATGTCACGCCTTCCTTCCGGTGAATGGGTGGTTCACAGCTACGCGATCGTGGCTCAGGTAGTCGCGCTGCGAGACAGCCGCGCCTTTGTAGGTGGTGTCTACGTTCACGTCGAACCACAGGACGTAGCGGCCCTCTGGGCCGTGCCATTCGTACTCAGCACGACTCAGGTCGACCGTGCCGTGGTCGAGGTTGTTCGTCCAGACCCGCATACCTTGCGTGATCCGCACACCGTCAGCGGTGAGCACGCGGTCAGCCTCAGGATTGAAGCTCTTGCGGTAGCAGTCATTCGGGGGATTGCTCATCGGTACATGCCTTTCAGTTCTGCCTTGATCCGGCGTGCATCCTCGCCGCGCCAGGTGGCGGCGTTCAGCACGAAGCGACGGACGATGTCTTCGGCGCTGTCCTGGTAGTAGCTGTCGGTGATGCTGGTCAGCTCGCTCATCGCTTCCAGGTACGGCAGCGCAGCGAAGTACACCTTCGGCCACACCTCGTTGATCTCAGCGGCGATGGCGGACAGCTTGCGAGTCTCGGTGGTGGTCATATCTATTCGTCTCCCATGTAGTTGTCGCCGTAGTAGAACTCGAAGTGAGTACCTCGTGACTCACCGTCGAAGATGTCTTCATGGATGGAGAACTCCACCAACTGGGAGTCGGTGTTGCCGAACTGTGGTCCCTGAATCACCTTGGCGGTGAACAGATCTTCGATGGTGTAGCCGGTACCTTCGAGCTTGCGGAGATCGCTGTACAGCAGCGTCTGCCACATGACTTGCTCGATGTCTGTCTCTCGCTCGCGGTCATAGAACCGCGCAGCGTTGTCGATGTCTATACCGCAGTCGTGCTCACGGATGACCTCGGCATCCTTACCTAGTCGGTAGTACGCCAGCGCGTCGATGGCGTCGTATCCGGTGACGATGGTCGGTTCGGGCATGTCTTGTCTCCTTAGCTGCAGCAGCCGCAGCACGGCGCGTCTTCGCACCGGCCGTTACGGTTCACGGAAAGCCGTGCCCCGCTGTTGAGTTCGATCTCGAAGTACTCACGCTGGTAGTAGTCGTCGGCGTCGTACATGCCTTGCCTCCTAGATGACAGTGAGCGAGAGCGGAGCGAAGCGCTTCGCCGTCGGGCCGTGAGCGATGATGGTGATGTCTTGTGCCCGACCGGTGTCGGTACCTCCGCAAGCCATGCAGGTGGCGCAGACGGTCTTGTAACCGGCCTCCTTGCTCGCTGGGCAGACAACCTCACCCTTGAGACGTGCCGATGCCTTGGTGCGGACACGGAAGGTCCGGTAACCCTTGAGCCGTGCCTCACGGCGATCTTCGACCGAGTCAGCCGATGCCATGCAGATCTCAGCAAACCTAGGGTCAGCGATGCGCCACTGATGTGTGTAACCCGTTGTGCTGTCAGCGACAGCTTGGATCTGGGACCACACCTCGAAGGGCACTGCGGCCGGGTCGCCGTAGGCGCCGAACCGCACCTTTTGGCCGGCGAATGCTTCAACCCGGAAGGGTGCGGAGCCTCGTGTCAGGTGAGAGCGCATCATGCTGTTCTGACCCTTGCCTAGGTTCACGTAGCACGCGTTGGTGCCACCCGATGCCTTGCCACGATGCGGGCAGATACCGCACACAGCTTGATCGAGACCCTGCTTCAACGCTTCCAGCGGCAGGATGCCGTCGACCACGATGTGGATCTGAATCATGTTGCCGGTCTTGACGTTCGCCGAGGACCGTGCCTTGCTGACGCGCTTCGATGCCTTCGGCACACCCGTGGCCAGCACGATGATGTCGGACCCGTCGAGCTCACTCTTGCCTTGCCAGATGACCATACGTTCGGTAGCCATAGCTATCCCTTCGGTGGGTGTCAAGTTGATGAGTGCTCCGAGAGGGATTCGAACCCTCAAACCACGCCTACCGGAGCCGTCGAGATGCCTAGAACTTTCTTCCATGGATGCGAACCCTCGTGGTGTCGCTGTATTCGCGACCGTTGACCCACACCTTGCGACCGTCGCGGCGCACGTCATGGACCTTGACCGTGGCGGTGGTTTCGATGATGTCTCCCGGACGGAGATCACTTGCAGCGATGGTGAGCATGGCTATCCCTAGTTCGAGTAGTAGCGGATTTTGGCGAACTCTTGTTTGCCGTCGTTGATCGAGGTGCCGTGGATGACGGCTTCAGGCCACACTTCAGACACATGGTCGAAGACTTCGTGGATACCTACGATCACGATCACAACCCCGTCAGGTGTGGTGATCTCGTAATGGCCGTTCACTTGCCACTCACCCGGTAGACGCTGTTGCCTCGTGAGGCAACCCAACCGATACCGGCGATGTAAACCTTGCGGACGTTCATGTCTAGTCTCCTGGTGGGTGTCAAGTTAGCGAGCAGCGAGCTTGAGGGCAGACGGACCCTTGCGGACCCGGCGAGGTGAACGCTTGACGGCAGCCCGTCGTGGTGCGATACCGATGGTCAACTCTTCGAGCTGGCGCTCAGCGAACCCTTTCGGCAGGTGCTCACCGGTCAGATCTGTGACCTTGTCTTCGGAGGTCCAGCCGCGCAGTCCCTTGACCATCTCCTGGTCAACCAACCGAACGGGTGAAAGCTCAGGAGCAATGAAGTCGCGGCCGATGGACACTCGCTCAGTCACTCGCACGTCTCGCATCTTGTTGCTGATCACGTCCATGCCTAGTCCCTTCGTGGTGTGAGTCAAGCCTGAGATCAAAGCTCAGGCATAGTGGGCAGGAGGGAATTGAACCCTCACCGAATAAGCATCAACCCTTAGGTTCTGCCGTTAGGTTCCCGAATCAACCCTTAAGTCGAATCGCTACCCGAAATATGTTTTATGACGTTCGGCCCGGAGATCACTGTCAGTGTCGCTTAACCCGGTTACCGTGTTCGTCTATGTATTGCTAAGCGCCTTACTGAGAGACCTCTCTCAGCGAGCTCGACGCTTGCTCTTTGTCGGACCTAATCGTGGCCCCAAGACTATGCCCCCTGCAAGGGGAGGTCTGATATTGCTTGCACCTAAGGTCTAGTCACCTTAGTCCGGTAGCGACATCCCGACTGGCAGTTCGGGGGCTTTCCGTCAAGCTCTTTGTTCGATTCTCACTCTATCAGCTTCGGTGGTGGGAGTCAAGTTCGGGTGGCTGGCGATCGGGAGACCCTAGTTCTCCCTATCCCCTAGGCCGATCGACTATGCGCCGATCTGGTACCCGGTGAATCCCGCTTTGAAGTTGTGACAAAAACCTAGCATGAATGCCCGGCGAGTGTCAAGCGAGTGATTCTCGGAACCGGATTCTCACCGGTGGCTGCGACCCCGTTTCCGGGACGCTGGTTGAACAATCACTAAGCTAGACCCCCGAGACGGTGTGTGTCAAGTCGACGCAATTCCCGCAGGTCAGCTCGCTATTCACCCGTTGACCTCCTGGCGCCCTAGGCGCCCTGCCAGCCCCTCAGAACCGTCTGCCCAGGACGTTCCCCCCACAGTGGCCAGTATCGGCACTCTCAGCAGCTCACAGCCGGTTTATCGGCACCGTTCGGTGGTCGGTCCCCTACTCACCTCCTGAGAGGACACGTCCTGCCAGCTCGCCAGCCCGATATGCCGCTCACTATCGACCCGGTATCCCCCCGGTCATTCGATGCGGCCGCAGACGGCCGGTCACTCGCATTCCTCGGGCTGCATTCGGTCGCACTAATCCGCTTATCCCCTAACCCGCTGGTCAGCCGGTGAATCCGCGGCTGATATCCACGCTGATATGCCGCTCACTACGTGCCCGGTACACATGCCCCGGTCGCTGGTCACACGCTGGTCAGTCGCATATCCCCTGGTCACGCATGGGTGAGCGTGTGCATGTGTTAGCTAGCGCGTTGGCCGGCACGAGACATAAGCGCATGTCAGAGTGCATATCGAGTGAGAATGAGGGGTTGCTGAGATGAGAGATGACATCGAGTGACACATGGCATCGAGTGACACGAGTTTGCTCGTGAGCGTGTCTTCGCAGGTCAGACCCCCAGGGGGGAGTCCCCCATGGCCCCCTCACTGACCGGTCGGTAATGCGGACGAGACATCCTGTACGGGTTCCGAAGCCCAAACTCGCACTGAGCTCGCACTGAGAGGCTAGTCAGGAGCGCCCAGCTCGACGCTGGCGCATTTTCCACGCATCCGCGTGTCACCGTAAGGGCCATTCATTAGAGCGCCTCTCAGGGCGCTCGTATTAGAAGTGTGAGCTGTACCACCTCCGGTGGTGGGTGTCAAGTGCATACACCTACTTATATATAGAGGGGCAAGAGCCCCTCTTAAGAGACGCTTCAGGCGTCTCGCTCATGAAGAGCGACCTCCAAGGGTCGCTCCTGATCAGACCGGCTTTCGGCCGGTCATCAGTCAACCCGCAACTGCGGGTTTAGCGCCGCCCTGAGGCGGCTTAAAAGAAGGGGTGCCAATTGTTCGGCACCCGAACCAGCGCCTTCTGGAACTCGCAACCGGGGAAGTTCGATGTCCTCAACCTGCGACAGGTCTTCGACTCCTCGTCTCCGTACCAGATCCCCGATCTAGCACCGACTGAGTTCGAGCCAGAGAACCTGGCGGCGTGGAACATGCCGCGACAGCGTGAGTTCTCCGCTGAGAACGATGGCGCCCTGCACTTCTTCCTTGACGACTACCGTTTCGAGACGGTTTGGTCGTCCCCCGAGCGTCTCCTCGACCGCGTAAAAGCGGTCGGAGCGTCATTGACGCCCGATTTCAGCATATGGGTCGATATGCCGATGGCCGCACAGGTCTGGAACGTATATCGCAACCGCTGGTGTGGCGCTTATTGGCAATCGCACGGCATAAACGTCATTCCGACCGCCCATTGGGGCACGCCGGATACGTATAACTTCTGTTTCGATGGGATTCCGCTTAATTCCATCGTGGCGACCAGCTCTATGGGCGCCCATAAATATAAATCCGACCAGGCTCTATTTAGAGACGGGCTCCAAGAGCTCGTCGATCGCACTCAACCGAAGCTGCTGCTGTCTTACGGCCAGCTCCGCTATAGCGATGGCCTGGATCTCCCCGAGGTTCGTGAATATCCGACCTTCTGGGACCGACGACGAAAGCAGATCACCGATGGGACAGGGTAGAGGCGGTTCCGGCCCTGGCACCGGAAAGGGTCGCGGCAATAGAGGCAACGGCGGCGCAGGCGCCGGTTCTCCTGGTGGAGGATCGGCCGGCGGTGGTGGCGGTTCAGGCGGGGGCTCAAGCTCCGGTGGAACTGGCAGCACCAGCACTGGCGGCATTCAGACCGGTGGCGGTAACGGCTCAGGCTCTGGAAGTGGTGTCATCGGGCAACCGAGCACTCAAGACGACGTTCTGAAGACCGCAAAGACTCGCCAGGAGATCGCGCTCCACATCCGCAACAAGTGGGGCATCGACGTTCACTCGCTGGTTAACCCCGAGTTCTCCTCCGTGCAGCCTCCCGGCCGCATCGGCGCCGGGATTACCCCGAAGGAACTCAGCCTCGAGTCGACTCGCCAGTTCGCCCAGGCGGTCGATGACATCCTGACGAAGTACCCGTTCGTCAAGCTGAAGGCGCTTCGAGGCGAGTACTACCCGGTTCGCGGTGAAGAGACCAGCTCCTACGCTCACGCGTCTGGTGTGTTCAGCATCCACGGAGACGGCATCGGCCACTACGTGGCGATCAACGCCCCGTTGGCCTCTGACGCTGACCGTGCCCGCGCCGCGAGCGCGTCCAAGCGGTCGTACTACGACAACAAGTACGCCCAGTACAACGACGACTACGCGGCTCGACCGGTCTACTACACGATGATCCACGAGATGGGTCACGTCATGGACATCAACGGCAAGGGCGGCTCGCAGCGCAAGATCGAGGCGGCGCTGGAGTCGAAGTTCCGCACGAGCCCGGAGTACGCGGACATGATCGATGACCTGTGGAGCGGCAACAATCCGACCCCTGGTCAGTTCCGGCAGCAGTACAACAAGTGGATGTCCACCAAGCTCGTCTCTGCGTACTCGTACGAGAACAGCGACCGGGACAAGGGTCCATATATCGTTGAGGCAATCGCTGAAGCGTTCGCCGACGTAGAGATGCGCGGAGACAAGGCCGAGGCAATGTCCAAGCTGATCCACCAACTGGTGCTCGCAGAAGCCAAGAAAGTGAAGGGAGTGACCTAGTGAAGTCCGAATACGGATCGTTCTCGGAAGACCGCATCCGCGAGACCCTCGAGAAGCGGGTCGCTCACTATCGCGAAGGCGGGGACATCCTCCCCGTCGGCTCTGGGATCCCCTGCGACATGGAGCAGCACGAGATCTGGCACGCGGTGACCACCGGTGGAGATGTCGACGGCGCCGAAGCGGCGCTGTGGGCGAGGTTCGACCAACTGTTCCCTCCGCTGTGAGCTGGGCCGACTCGACACGTCGGCAAGAACTACCCCCGGACTGGGAGACGAAATACCGTCTCCCAGTTCTGCGTGACGCCAACTATCTGTGCCAGATCGAGATGCCAGGTTGCATCCGGGTGGCCACCGATGTTGACCACGTCAAACGAGGCAACGACCACAGCCGTCACAACCTGAGGGCTGCGTGTTCGTTCTGCCACGACAAGAAATCATCCGCTGAAGGCGTCTCTCGCCGAGCGGAACTCAAAGCCCGAAGGAAGCGACCAGCAGAACGCCATCCTGGGCGCCGATAGATAGCGAGCCTGGTGCTCGCTCAGCCCAGGAGGCTCAACGAAATGCCAGGTCCACCCCCGAAGCGGGACGATGAGCGCGCCCGCCGTAACAAGCCGGATCAGGAGACCGCCACGGTCACCGCGATCGGTGCTGTTCGGATCCCCGAGATGGGCGATCTGAGCCACAACGGCGAGACTCACGAGCTTATCGCTGAGATGTACCAGTCCATCAAGGACTCTGCCATCACGCAGTTCTACGAGCCGACTGACTGGCAGTTCGCACGAATCACCCTGTTCGCCTTGAACGAAGAGCTGATCGCTGCCCGACACAACGGCAAGCCGATCGGCGCCATGAAGCTCACCGCAATCATCCAGATGCTCTCCGCACTGATGCTCACCGAAGGTGACCGACGACGCGCTCGGATCGAGATCGAGCGTGTCCCAATCGCTAATGGGGCCAAGGTCATTGGACTCACCGACGTGTTGAAGCAGCGACTCGCCGCAGGCGGGCACGGAGGGTAAATGGTCCCCCGGAGGGGGTTCTGAGACCTGCCGCTACCAGGTGCTCCCTCCTCCGGGGTTAGACACTCTCCCCACGAAAGGTTCCCATGCCCGACATCGGCCGCATTCTTGAACGCGACGACCTTGTTCTTCAGACTGGCCGGGACTTTCGGTGGACGTTCAAAAACGTTGACCTGCAGAAGAACCCGGTCGACTACCCGCCCGGCGACCTGTTCTTCGAGCTGTACACAGGCGGCGAGCACAACTGCATCCAGCAGGTCGAGATCCTCCAGTCCGACGACGGCGAGTACACGCTCGGCTACAACGGTGTCGCATCCGACCCGATCGAGTACTACGACGCGACCGAGACGCCCTACGACCTGACCATCGACATCCGCTCCGCGCTGGAGAACGTACCGGCCATCGGCGCCGGTAACGTCGCTGTTTCCCGCACCGGCCTAAATCCGGTGTGGAACTTGAACTTCAACCTCTCCGGTGTCAGCCGTAACGAGATCCAAGAGCTGAACGTCTACAACCTGCTGGGCTGGCTCGGAGAGCAGCTCGGCGAGGGCGACATGATCCTCTCCTACCGGGAGAACGACTCTGAGCCGATCTCGTTCGAATCCAACGCAGCCCAGATCCAGGCAGCCCTGGAAGGCATCCCCCAGCTCGGCGTCGGCAACGTCACCGTCACCGACGTGGCGGGCAGCCAAGGCGAGAGGTTCCGAATCGAGTACGTCGGCCTGCTGTCCTCTCGGGACATCGACCTGATCGAGGTCCGGGCCTACGCCCGTAACGCTGGCGACTTCTTCGGTGGCGGCACCACCGGTAACCTACTCACCCGCTTCAGCACGAAGACGATCCAGAACGGGCGCCGAGCTGTGCTCGACGGCCGGATGATGGATCTGCTGACCCGGAAGATCAACGAGTTCTTCGACCTGTTCGATGACAAGCAGACCCTCCAGCTCGAGTTCATCATCACCAGCAACACGGACTTCACGATCGTGTGCCGGTCGGTGAAGGGCTACGCCGAAGTCGACCTGCTGACGTTCGACGTGATCTTCTCCGCAGCGATGCTGACGACGTTCTTCAACAACCAGATCCTGCTCGTCGGCGCCATCACCACGGTGACCGTCGACCAGTACTGGAACCACAGCTACACGGTCGAGTTCATCAACGCGATGGGCAACCGGCCGCACCCGCTTCTGGTGGGTGACGCTTCTGGCTTGACCAGCGACATCACCGAGGTCACCGTGGTCCCGCAGATCCGCACCTCATACGTCGAGCGCGGTCAGCGAGCCACGACCTTGTGGACGTTCGACATCACCGGCAGCGAGGCTGTCCTTAAGGTCGAGAGCGAGGATGTCGATCTCATCGGCAACCGCACCGAGTGGCAGCTCGTGTTCCTCCCGGACGGTGAGCCGGCCGGTGGAGAACCGATCACCCACGGCGTTACGCGGGTCCAGCGATGATCCTCGAAGGCAGCTCCCCTGAAGGGGGCGTTGGAACCCTCGTCACGACCTCTGAGGGCGTCGGACAGGTCACTTCCGGCTTCGACGAGCATGGTTACCTCATCTCCGGTCCCGGAGGCGGCTCAGGAGGCGTCAGCGCCGAGGAGCTGGCCACTGAGCTGGAAGGACTTGCAGCTCTGCTACGAGGCAACTCCCAGTACTTCCTAGATCTCGGTGATGTCGAGGAAAACATGATCTCCCTACAAATGGGGATCTTCGAAGTCCTATCCACGATGGGACAGGACATACAAGGCAAGGCCAGCTTGGCAGACCTCACCGAGGTAGTGACCAAGACGGTCAGGCTCGACACCAACCAAACGATCACCGGCCAGAAGTACTTCACCGGGTGGATGAGCACACGAGATCTGCAGGTGCAGAACAACCCAGGCGACACCGCCCGGATCGTGCTCTTCAACTCCGATGCCGCCCAGGCTTACGAGTTCGGTGTGAACACCGGAGGCGTCTGGTCGGTCTGGAACTCCACCGACGGAGTCGGCCCATTCCGGGTCTACGCGGAAGCAGTCGACGGCGCGCTGACGCTCGGCGCCGGGACGAACTGGATGGAGCAGGATCTGGACATGGACGGCAATTCCATCACGTCTGTCGCTACCCCGGTTAATCCGAACGACGCAGCGACAAAAGCATATGTCGACGCAGCTATCGCAGCTGCGATGGCATAGGACTGACCCACCTACTGGACGGGTTGAGGCGGTTCCCTTCACAGCATCGGAACCCCTCGCAATGGCATATAGCTCAATCGGCAGAGCAGCGCACTGTTAATGCGCCGGTTGGAGGTTCGAGTCCTCCTATGCCAGCTACCCCAAGTTCCCTGCTGCCGTAGGGATTAAGTGGCCGATTAGGATCGGCCAGCTTGGGAGATGCGCGAGTAGCTCAATGGCAGAGCAACGGTCTCCAAAGCCGTCGGTTGGGGGTTCAAATCCCTCCTCGCGTGCATAGACCCAGGCTCGCCTCCACGAGGGGCTTGGGTGTTCGGGTGTGTAGCTCAGTTGGTAGAGCTTCCGACTCTTAATCGGAAAGTCGCAGGTTCGAGTCCTGCCGCACCCACAACCTTGACACCCACCGAAAGGGGTACCGATGCCCGCTCTACGTCAAAACGTCGAGGACACAAAGTCATTCATCCGAGTCCGAGTCGGCAACGAGTACGTCTACGGTGGCGCTCTGTCGCTGAACGTGAAGCAAGGCACCGACTGTTCGGAGATCGCACAGACGGTCCTCGAGATGGTGCTCGGCCGCTGGCGGCAGGGTCGCCAGTCTGAAGGCGCTACCACCGAGAGCTACCGCTACATCGACATCGGCGCCGTCGGCCCGTTCGGGACGATCCGAGTCGCTCGCTGGCAGGACATCCCCGCTGACGCGGTGGTGAAGCTGGCGTTCCATCACGGCCCTGGCGGTGGTGCCGCCTCTCACATGTGGGGCGAAGTCGACGGGATGAAGTTCGAATCCCGTGGAGGCAAGGTCGTCAACGGCGGCGGTCTCCACGTCGACAAGGCCAAGGCCATCAGCGACCCGTACGCACACGCGTGGGCCTATCTGCCTGGCCCCATCCTCGGAGCTGGCGTTGTCGATCCAGCGGACATCCTGGCCCGCGCTACAGGCATCTCCTACTCGCGAGCGCAGACGCTTCTGCCCGCTGTGGCCAACGGCCTGATCCAGAGCCAGGCCAACAACCCGAATCGCATCGCGATGTGGCTGGCTCAGGTCGGTCACGAGTCCGACGACTTCAACGCCACCGCCGAGTACGCCTCGGGAGACGCGTACGACACCCGCACCGACCTCGGCAACACCCCGGAGGTCGACGGAGACGGACGCCTCTACAAGGGCCGGTCGTGGATCCAGATCACCGGCAAGCACAACTTCGGCTTGTTCTCGTCCTGGGCTCACGGCAAGGGACTCGTCCCGACGCCCGACTACTTCGTGGTCCGCCCTCTGGAGCTGTCTGAGCTGAAGTGGGCTGGCATCGGAGCTGCCTGGTACTGGACCGTCGCACGCCCAACTATCAACGCGCGCAGCGATGCTCGCGATGTTGAAGCGGTCACGCGCCTCATCAACGGCGGCACGAACGGTCTGAGTCATCGACGCGACCGATTCAATCGTGCTCTGTCCCTCGGGGATTCGCTCCTCGCCCTCATCAACGAACAAGACGAATGGGAGGCCCTGATGGCCGACAACACCCTCTACCCCTCGCCCTCTCCGTACCGCCTGGACGACAAGGCGGTGCTGACCACGCGGGAGACGATGCGCCAGATCAACGGGATGGTTCACGCCAATCTCATTGAGCAGGCGGCTCTTCAGGGCTATGTCCCCGCTATCGCGGACGTGGCCAAGCTCGCTCGGGGCGAAGGCCCCGGCGCCACCGACAAATGGAAGGTCGGACAGGCGCAGAACATCATCCGTCTCATCCAGGCGAATCTCGCCGCTCAGACAGGAGTCACCAAGTGACCAAGATTCGCCAGTACTTCTACCTCGCATCCGGCCTCGTCGGTTCGCTCCTGCCGATCCTGACCCTGGTCAAGCTGATCAGCTCTGAACAGGCAGTCACCATCGCCAGCCTGACCGACAACCTCGGCAGCCTGCTCGGTGGCGGTGCTGCCATCACTGCCGGTGTGATCCTGTCTCGCCAGCGTGCTGACGGCACCGTCGGCGCCGAAGCGATCACCCCGCTCGAAGCGGTCATCGCCAACGCCCCGCTGGTTGTCCAGGCTGCGGCCGACGCCGCTGCTGAGCTGGAGAAGCTCAAGGTGGCTACCGCCGAGATCGTCGGCACCGTCCCGGTTTACGGCAAGGAAGCAGCCGACTTCATCAATTCCCTACCCAAGTTCTGACAGAGAGGAGGCGGGGTTATGCACACAGTAGAGCTTGCCCCGTCTCCCCCTCACATCAGCGGCCCGACGTGGCAGCACACGATCGAGGGCGAGTGGCACCTACCTGAGAAGACCCTCGGGTGGGGCGTCCTCGAATGGATGTCGGAGTTCGTCAACACCCCTGGTGGACACGATGATCCGGCTCGCCTTCGATTCCTGATCGAGATGTCCGAGATGGGCATCGAAGTCAACGAGAACATGTTCATCCCCACCAACGAGCAGATCCGTCTGATCCTCTGGTGGTACGCGGTAGACGAAGAGGGCAAGTACTTCTATCGCGAGGGCACGATTCGCCGGCTGAAGGGCTGGGGAAAAGACCCGTTCGCCGCAGCTATGGCACTCGCCGAACTCTGTGGCCCAGTAGCGTTTTCACACTTCGACTGGGAAGGTAACCCGGTCGGTCGAACCCGCCACTCAGCGTGGATCACGGTCGCGGCGGTCTCCCAGGATCAGACCAAGAACACCTTCACCCTCTTCCCGGTGATGATCTCCAAGCGCCTAAAGGCCGAGTACGGCCTGGACGTGAACCGGTTCATCATCTACTCCGCAGCCGGTGGCCGCATCGAAGCTGCGACCTCGAGCCCCGCGTCGATGGAGGGTAACCGCCCGACGTTCGTCATCCAGAACGAAACGCAGTGGTGGGGCTCCGGGCCTGACGGCAAGGTCAACGAAGGCCACTCGATGGCCTCGGTGATCGAGGGCAACATGACCAAGGTCGACGGCGCCCGCACGCTGTCCATCTGCAACGCCCACATCCCCGGCACAGAGTCTGTAGCCGAGAAGGCGTACGTCGAGCACCTGGACGTGATGGCGGGCAAGAGCGTGGACGTGGGCTCCATGTACGACGCTCTGGAGGCACCGGCCGACACCCCGATCTCAGAGATCCCCTCCGAGCTCGAAGATCCCATCGGCTTCGCCGAGGGCATCGCGAAGCTCCGCGAAGGTCTGATCATCGCCCGTGGTGATTCCACCTGGCTGCCGATCGAAGACATCATCAAGTCGGTCCTCTCGACGAAGAACGTCATCACCGAGTCCCGGCGCAAGTTCCTCAACCAGGTCAACGCATCTGAGGATTCGTGGCTGTCCCCGCAGGAATGGGATCGCTGCTTCGCCGATCCGGTGAAGTACTTCGCCGCTACCTACAACGAGTTCGTCCCGCTCGACCGTGGTCAGAAGATCGCGCTCGGGTTCGACGGTTCGAAGTCCAACGACTGGACAGCCCTGGTGGGCTGCCGGATCTCCGACGGGTTCCTATTCGTCATCAAGATCTGGGATCCGAAGAAGTTCGGCGGACAGGTTCCTCGCGAAGAGGTAGACGCCACAGTGCATTCCACGTTCAAGCGATACGACGTGGTCGCCTTCCGGGCCGACCTCAAGGAGTTCGAGAGCTACGTGGACGCGTGGGGACGGACCTACAAAAAGAAGATCAAGGTCAACGCCTCCCCGGCGAACCCCATCGCATTCGACATGCGTGGCCAGCAGAAGAAGTTCGCCTTCGACTGTGAACGGTTGCAGGACGCGGTCTTTGAGCGCGAGGTCTGGCACGACAACGACCCGGTGCTGAAGCAACACGTCACGAACGCCATGCGCCACCCCACCCAATACGACGCGATTTCGATTCGCAAGGTCACCAAGGACTCCAGCAAGAAGATCGACGCTGCGGTCTGCGCGGTCCTCGCTTTCGGAGCCCGACAGGAGTATTTGATGTCCAAAAAGGCCCGTAGCGGCCGAGTGACGGTTGTGAAGTGACAGCCCCACTCCCAGGCCAGGAAGAGATCGCTGACCCAGTCGCAGAACGCGATTCGATGATCTCAGCCTTTGAAGATTCCCTGCGTGACCTGACCAGCAACACCTCCTACTACGAAGCAGAGCGCCGGCCAGAGGCCATCGGCGTGACGGTTCCGATCCAGATGCAGAAGCTCCTGGCTCACGTCGGTTACCCCCGGCTCTACGTCGACTCGATCGCTGAGCGACAGGTGCTCGAGGGATTCCGGCTCGGAGACCAGGACGAAGCCGATCAGGATCTGTGGCAGTGGTGGCAGGCCAACGACCTCGACATCGAGGCGCCTCTCGGTTACACCGACGCGTATATCCACGGCCGGTCCTACATCACGCTGTCGATGCCTGACCCGACGCTGGATCCGTTCCGAGATCCCGCTATCCCGATCATCCGGGTCGAACCGCCTACGCGAATGTACGCGGAGATCGATCCACGGATCAACAAGGTCTCCAAGGCAATCCGAGTCGCCTACAACACCAAGGGCGACACGATCCAGGCAGCCACGCTGTACACGCTGAACGAGACGATCGGCTGGTTCAAGGACGAGAACGGCGAATGGGCTGACTGGTTCAACGTCCCGCACGGCCTGATGGCTGTGCCGGTCGTACCGCTGCCGAACCGAACCCGGCTCTCGGATCTTTACGGCACCAGCGAGATCACCCCCGAGCTCCGCTCCATGACCGACGCGGCGTCACGAATCATGATGCTCATGCAGGCAACTGCAGAGCTGATGGGAGTGCCACAGCGACTGATCTTCGGCATCAAGCCCGAAGAGATCGGCGTCGATCAGGAGACTGGCGAGACGCTCTTCGACGCGTACATGGCACGCATCCTCGCGTTCGAAGATGCCGAGGGCAAGATCCAGCAGTTCTCTGCAGCCGAGCTGGCCAACTTCACCAACGCGTTGGATCAGATCGCTAAGCAGGTCGCTGCGTTCACAGGACTGCCTCCCCAGTACCTTTCCACCGCTGCGGACAATCCGGCCTCTGCTGAGGCAATCAGGGCCGCTGAGAGCCGTCTGGTGAAGAAGGTCGAACGCAAGAACCAGATCTTCGGTGGCGCATGGGAAGAGGCTTTCCGAATCGCCTACCGCATGGCGAAGGGCGGCGACGTTCCACCCGACATGCTCCGCATGGAGACGATATGGCGAGAGCCCTCGACTCCGACGTGGGCCGCACAGGCAGACGCAGCCACCAAGCTCTACGCGGGTGGTGTCGGAGTGATCCCGCGTGAGCGGGCTCGAGTCGACATGGGTTACTCGATCCAAGAGCGCACCGAGATGCGTCGATGGGACGAGGAAGAGGCTGCACTGGGCCTCGGTCTCATGGGCACGATGGTCGACCCTGACCCGACGGTGCCAGGTTCTCCTGACCCGACAGCCCCGGCGAAGCCGATCGACCCGAACAAGTCAGCAGGTGATGCAGCCTGACGCCCGAGCAGTATGCGGCGGCTCAGGCCGCTATCACTGCGGGGCTTGCGTCCTACGTCAAGAAGTTTGGCTCGCTCTTCACAGGCCCGGTCCTAGCAACTAGAGACTGGCTGCAGCTTCTGCAGGTGCTATTCCCAGAGGTCCAGCGGCGGTATGAGCAATCTGCCGCCCTGGGCCGGGACTTCTACGACTCACAGCGCGGACTGAACCACCCTGATGTCGCCAGGAACGAGAGGTTCCTGAGCGAGCTGAAGTACGAGTGGTTCGTCAAGAACATGCAGCCCGCACGAAAGGGTATGTCGCAGGCCGACTCTCCCAACATTGCGGTGACTCGCCTGGCCATGACGGCAGTTCGTGAAGTGGAGATGGCAGGGCGTCGACAGATCATCGGCGCCGTCAAGAACGACCCGGCTCCCCAGGTTGTACAGGGATGGGCTCGGGTAGCGACCGGACGCGAAACATGCGCCTGGTGCTTGATGCTCATCTCGCGGGGAGCTGAGTTCCCCGGCAAGGACACGCAGTGGTACCTGTCCGCATCTAACGCAGGTTCCAAGCTCGACAACGAGACACTCATCGACCTCTTCAACGAGGCAGGTGGGGATCTCATGAAGTTCCGCGAAGAGACCAAAGAGGACATCGAAGAGTGGCACGTCGGTTGCGACTGCCTGGTGGTCCCGGTCTTTGACATCGCGAACTGGCCTGGCAGGGACAGTGCTCAACGAGCACAGGAACTGTGGATTGAGGCCGGTAAGGAAGCAAGCCAACGCATCTCAGATGGAACGGCCCGCTCCAGCAGCACCCACACGGAGACGCTCAACGCGCTCCGACGCCGCCTCTCCCGAGGCGAAATCAGTATGACCAACTACGCCCTGGCGGCGTAGCAACGCCCAGGAGGCATCAATGACCGAAATCGTCACCCCCGCAGTCACTCCCGTTGTCGACCCGGCTCCCGTGGTTGATCCACTGAAGCCAGCCGAGAAGGTCTACGACCAGGCTTACGTCACCGGGCTCCGTGATGAAGCTGCGGCTGCACGAGTTTCGAAGAACGAAGCAGTCGCTTCTGCCGTGGCGGCTGCCAAGGCCGAGCATGAAGCTGCTCTTGCGGCCAAGGACGTGGCCTACACCGAACTGCAGAACGAGCTGGGCGCAGCCTGGGTCGAGCTGGAGAAGCTGTACGTCTCGATCGACGCTGAGATTCCGAGCACGAAGGTCCGTGCGTTCACGGCCATCCTGCAGGGCAACGACCACGATTCGATCTTCGCATCGGCCAAGTCGACCTACGAGCTGTTCGACGGGTTCGACACCCCTGCACCGAAGAGTCCCGCGTACGACCCTTCGCAGTCCACCGGAGGGAAGCCCACTCTGGCTCTCAACGGTGACCCGATCATGCAGGCGCTCATCAAGGCAGTTTCCTAAACCCCTTCCTACCCAAGGAGATTCACATGGCGAACTTCGCCGTTAACAACACCAAGATCGCACAGACCGGCGACACCATGTTCGCGGGTTACCTGGAGCCGGAACAGGCCCAGGACTACTTCGCCGAGGCCGAGAAGACCTCGATCGTTCAGAAGGTCGCCACCAAGATCCCCATGGGCGCGACCGGCGTGAAGATCCCCCACTGGACCGGCGACGTGTCGGCCGCGTGGATCGGTGAGGGCGACATGAAGCCCATCACCAAGGGCGACATGAGCTCGCAGAGCGTTGCGCCTCACAAGATCGCGACCATCTTCGTCGCGTCCGCTGAGACCGTGCGTGCGAACCCCGCCAACTACCTCGGCACCATGCGGACCAAGGTGGCCACCGCTATCGCGATGGCGTTCGACAACGCCGCGCTGTGGGGCACTGACAGCCCGTTCGGTGCGTACATCGGCCAGACCACGAAGTCGGTCTCCATCGCTGATCCGGGTGGCGCTGGCAACAGCACGCTGACCGCCTACGACGCCCTCGGCGTCAACGGCCTGAATCTGCTGCTTGCCGATGGCAAGAAGTGGAACAGCACCCTGCTGGATGATCTGGCTGAGCCGATCCTCAACGGCGCCAAGGACGCCAGCGGTCGCCCGCTGTTCGTCGAGAGCACCTACGAGGGCCTCAACTCCCCGTACCGCGAGGGACGCATCCTGAGCCGGCCGACCGTTCTGAGCGACCACGTTCACAACGGCACCACGGTCGGCTTCATGGGCGACTTCTCCCAGGTGCTGTGGGGCCAGGTCGGTGGTCTTTCCTTCGACGTTTCCGATCAGGCGACCCTGAACCTCGGCACGTTCGCCAGCCCCAACTTCGTGTCGCTCTGGCAGCACAACTTGGTGGCGGTTCGTGTGGAGGCCGAGTACGGCCTGCTCGTGAACGACAAGGACGCGTTCGTCAAGCTGACCAACGTCGTCACTGCCTGATTCAACCTTGACACCCACCGGTTTGGGGTGCTCAGTGGACGCGCTTTCGCGTGGTCTCTGGGCGCCCCTCTCCGGGTGTCTTGCGAAAGGACACCATGCAGATCCGATCCACCCTCAACGGTGGCACAGCCGAAGTGAGCGATGAGTTCGCCGAGAAGCTGATCGAAACCGGCCAGTGGGTATCAGGCGATACCCCGATCAAGCCGAAGCGCATCCGGCGCACCCAAGCGCAGATCGCGGCCGACAACGCCGCTGAAGCTGCAGCCAAGAACCAGGAGTAGCAATGGCATTCGCAACCTCCGCAGACGTAGTCGTGCTCTGGGCCAAGGAGCCCGAGCCCGAGGTGCTGGCGCTCATCGAGCGTCGTCTGAAGCAGGTCGAGCGAATGATCCTGCGCCGTATCCCAGACCTCGAGCTTCGAGTCCTAGCGTCAGAGTCGTTCCGTGAAGACCTGATCGACATCGAAGCCGATGCCGTTCTGCGCCTCGTACGTAACCCTGAGGGCTATCAGAGTGAGACCGATGGGTCTTACACCTACCAGCTCTCTGCAGACCTCACAGCGGGGACGCTGGAGGTGCGTGACAGCGAGTGGGAGATCCTCGGGGTCAACTCGATCAAGCGTATGTCGGTGATCGTCCCGAACATCGTGATGCCGACGTGACCGCGCCCGACGGTGCGGAGCATCAGGAAGCAGATCCGTACCCTCTGGACTTCGCCCTGGCGGTGAAGCCCGGTGAGGTCACGACTGCTCTCTGTGAGCACGAAGAGGATCCCGCAGCTTGCGGCTGCGTCCACGACTGGCGCATCTTCTGGGGCAACGTCGAGAAGCGTTCGACCCGTCCTCGGACGGCTGTCCTATGAGCCTCCTCGATACAGGCGCCCGGTATCAGCCGGTGCTCGTCTACCCCGAAGTCATGGTCATCGACGAGGACGGCAACAAGTTCACCCAGCCTTCCGAGACTCCGCTCCCCGGACCAACGATCGCCCGGTTCCAGATCGCCAACCAGTCAGGTACCAGCGCCAGGCGCGCTGAGCAGGACAACGAGGGGTTCTCGACCGAGAAGGTCTATCGGATGCGGTTCCCGCGTTCGTTCACCAAGACGCACGGGATCCTCGGGGCTCAGACTCAGATCGAGTGGAAGGGCACGCGCTGGGCGCTCTTCGGAGACGCCAGCGAGTACGACTCGTCTGAAGCTCTGGCCCGAGTCGACTACACCATCAAGCGGTTCTAGTGGCGTGGGTCTCGCCGAAGATCAACGGGATCGTCGCGAGGCACAAGGACACCCAGAAAGCAGTACGTCGAGTCAACAGAGATGTGGCCGGCCGAGCTAGAGCCAACCTCGCAGCTCAGAACACGACGAGGCGTATCAGCAAGATCGGACACTTCGAGGCTGACATCGCGACCTTCGAGCACGACGTGGACTGCTTCACGATCCTGATCGCCCCCAACGCGATGGCGTTGGAGTTCGGCCACTCCCCTTCTGGGTTCTTCGCTGGCACAGACACGAAACCCCCTGCCCCCACGTACATCCTGACGAAAGCCGCCTACGGCGGTCACACCATGTAGGAGGTTCCATGATTCGCCCTCAGAAGATCGTGGTGCCGCTCCTACAGGCGGCTCTGCCGAATGTCGCTATCACGACCTGGGTTCCAGACATCGACTACCGCGACTTCCCCATGATCAACGTCCGACGCATCGGAGGGATCAGGAATCCCGACGCGCCAAGGATCCACACACTGCCGGTCATCGAGATGTCGGCTTACACGAACACAGGCGGCCTCATCGCCGCCGAGAATCTCTACGAGGAAGCACTAGACGCGCTCTTCGACGCACGCGATAACCAAACCGTAACGGCTGCAGGCTATATCCAGTCGCTCTACGAAACGATGGGCGCCACTCAGTTCAGCTCGCTCTACCAGGACTCCTGGCGGGTCCAGGGACTGATCCGGCTCGGCTTGCGCCTTCCCCGATCCACCTAATCCCTGAAGGGAATCACATGTCCGAAAATGATGATGCAGTGTTGACCGCTGCGGTCGGCTACGTCTACACCAACGCCGTCGGCTCCGCTGCACCTTCCGCTGCTCTACTCAAGACGATCAACCTGCGTGACCCCTCGACTTGGACCGGGTTCACCGGCTGGACGAGCGTCGGCCACACCAGCCGAGGCACGTTGCCCGAGTTCGGCTTTGAGGGAGACGGCTCCGAGATCAAGGGCTCCTGGCAGAAGAAGAAGCTGCGGGAGATCTCCACCGAGGATCCGATCGACTACGTCACCGTGGTCCTCCACCAGTTCGATGAGAAGTCGCTCGAGCTGTACTACGGCCCGAACGACTCCGATGTCGAAGGTGAGTTCGGCGTGAAGATCGGCCAGCTCAACGAGAAGTCGGTGTTCGTCGTGATCGAAGACGGCGACCTGCGACTGGGCCATCACGCTCTGAAGTCCAGCGTCAAGCGGGACGAAGCCATCGAGCTTCCGATCGATGACCTGGCTGCGCTGCCGGTGCGGTTCACCTACCTCGACTACGAGGACGAGACCTCGCTGTTCAAGTGGATCAACGAAGACCTGTTCAACGTCGATCTGACTCCGTAAGACCACGGAGGGGGAGGTTTCCTTGGCGGGCCTGCCTCCCCCTCTTTGCCCGCCTCACATTCATTGCCCGCCGCCTACGAAAGGTTCGCCATGTCCAACACGTTCACTCTTGACGCCCTGCACACCGAGACCAAGCGCCGCTACGAGCCGGTGAAGATCGTGCTCTCCGACGAGAGCACCGTCGAACTGAAGCCGTTGATTCGCTTGGGATCCAAGGCCCGCGCATCGGTCATCGCCACCATCCGGGAGATCACCAAGATCGAAGCCCGTGACGATCTCGATGACGACGAGGAAGACGAACTGGCTGACGAGATCGCCGAGCGCGTCTGCGAAGCCGTCACCAAGATCATCCGGTCGGTCGCATCGTCTCCCCGGAAGCTGCTCGCGCAGCTCGACGCCGAAGAGGATGTCCGCATCCGCTCTGAGCTCTACACCGGTGTGCTCCGTCGTTGGACGGGCGATACCCAGGTGGGGGAAGCCGAGTCCTCGCCGAGCTGATCGATGAGCACGGCGGGGCGATCCTCTCGGATCTCCTGCACTACTACGGAGTTGACCTCCGAGATCTGTTCAACGATGAGGATCCGCTTTCGCCGCGATACGCCCTGGCCCTGATCATCAACCTCCCGAAGCAAGGTGCGTTCTACGCATCTCGCCGGGGTGGACCTGATTTCCGGGGCTGGGACGAAGATCGTTACGCCCTAGCCGATCTCGTTGACGAGATGCAGAAGAGCAATCACTACTTCCTCCTAGCCAACCGCGACCCGAGCAAGCCGAAGCCGAAGGCGCCAAAGCCTTACTACCGGCCAGATTTCGCGAAGGCGAAGGTCGTTCACAAGCCGGGCTCGTTCGCCGCGATGGTTGTCGCTGCGAAGGCAGCCAAACGAAAGAGGGAAGAGGCAGAGGCCAATGGCCAAGGGAGCACGTAAGCCAGGGATGTCCACCGGAACCGAGGTCGCACGGATCTCGGTGAAGGTGTCCCCTGACACCCGGCAGTTTCGCCGGGATCTCAAGAGCGATCTTGAGGAGATCGAACGCAGCGTCAGCGGCGACGTAGAGGTCAAGGTCCACCTAGGCGCAGGCCAGGCGATGGCCGACTTCCGTCGACTGCTGGCGCAGATGCGCCGAGAGGGCGCCAAGGGTGTTCGGATCAACGCCGAGCTGAGCGTTGACGACGACACCGATAACCGAAAGTCCAATGGCGCAGGGGCTTCGGAGAAGAACATCTTCTCCCGGATCTCAGACAAGCTGGAGAAGCTGACCCCGTCGTTCGGGTCCGGGATCAACGCCACAGCAGGGCTCACTGCGATCGTCGGCATCCTGGCTGTCGCAGCTCCGCTCATGGGCCTGCTGACCGCAGGCATCCTCGCTCTCCCAGGTCTGATCTCAGCAGTCGTCACACCGGTAGGTGCGATCGCGCTGGGCTTGGACGGGATCAAGAAGGCAGCGACTGACGCTGGCCTGATCGGTGAGGGCGGCGACGGCAAGACGACGCTGGGCGAGAATCTCAAGGAGATTCAGAAGAGCGTGTCCGACGTGTTCGAGAAGGGGCTCAAGCCGTCCTTCGAGAATATCAAGAACGCCATCCCCCAGATCCTTGGACCGATGGACGGTGTGGCCCAAGGGCTCTCCGACATGTTCAAGGGATTCACTGACGCGGTCGTAGACCCCGACAGCATCGCTGGCATCCAGCAGACCATCAAGAACATCGGCGACTCGATGACGATCGCCGCCCCCGGCGTGCGTGACTTCACCGAGGGCATGATCGATCTGGCTACCGCGTTCTCTGAGAAGATGCCCGCAGTAGCTCAGTGGTTCAACGGGGCTGGGCAGTCGTTCACCAACTGGGTCGACAAGATCTCCACCGACGGTTCTCTGTCGTCGTCGTTCGATGCGCTCGGCCGGTCGCTCAAGGCGATCGCTGAAGCTGTCGGCGACATGGCGGGTAAGTCGATCGAGTTCCTGAAGAACCCCGAGAACGTCGAGAAGGTAGTCGGCGCATTCGAGAAGCTCGCAGGCATCTTCGTCAAGGTGGTCGAGTTCTCCGACGCGCTGTACAAAGCCGACAAGGCGTTCCGTGACTTCTGGACCGGAGGCGATCAGCCCGTACAGGCAACCTCCGAAGAGCGGATCAAGGGACTGAACGACATGTTCCCCGAGATCGCATCGGGAGCTCAGGGCGCAGCCGACGCTATCGGTCAGGTGGCAACCGCCGTAGAGAACGTGCCATCGCCTACAGGCAGCCCGCTGGGAGATCTTCTCGGTGGCGCCCAGGCAGGCGCCCCGGCTGATGCCGCAGGCGCTCAGATCGCCGTTCCTGAGATCGACACTGCTGCTGCAGAGGCCAAGGTCACTGAGTACCAGTCGTTCGTTGACAGCGTCTCCCAGAACGTCCGAGGGTCGCTGGAGCAGGCCACCTCAGGTCAGAGCCTCCCGGCTCCTGACTTCTCCGCGTTCAAGGCAGCGTGGGAAGAGCTTCCTGAGATGGTCACCACGGCCGGCCAAACGATGGTCAACGAGTCCGCGAAGATCCCGCAGGGGATCGCGAACGGCCTCTCGGGGATGGATGGTATCGGCACCGCCGCAGGCACCGCTCTGATGACCGGCATCCTGAACGGGCTGCAGGCTGGCGAAGCTGGCGTGATCTCGTATGCCTCTGGCATCGCTGATCGGATCGCAGCTGTGAAGGGTCCGCTCCCGTACGACCGCGTCGTCCTGAAGCCTGCCGGTGAAGCTCTCATGCAGGGTCTCGGCAAGGGTATGGAGGAAGGATTCGCTCCCGTCCTCGACCAGGCCAAGGGCCTCGCTGGTCAGATCGCTGAAGCGTTCAGCAACGGTGGTGACCCCACCTCCCTGCTCAACGGGCTGGACAAGGGCGAGATCGATCGCATGGAAAAGGTTCTGGCGCTTGAAGAGAAGCGTCTGGCGAACCAGGCTAAGGCGCTCGACTACCAGGCGAAGGCCACCGGTAACGACGCGCTGAAGGCGCGTGCTGACGAGCTGCGGTTGCAGAAGGATCAGATCGGGTTGCAGCAGGACATGCTGGGACTTACGCAGGACTACGCAGACGAGTACGGCTCCATCTCCGGTGGAGACGATCCTCTCGTCAAGGCAGCCTCCGGTCTGATGAGCGCACCTGTCGACTTCGCGAAGGCGACTGCAGGACAGTTCATGTCGGACCTCGGGATCTCCGGTGACGGACTGATCTCGAAGGGCATCACCGAAGGCATCCAGTACCTGTTCCAGATCGGCTCTGTAGACGAGGCGCTGTCCATCAAGGACCGCGAGGACTCGAAGCGCACCCGCGCTTCCGCTGGCCGCTAACTTGACACCCACCAGGAGGTAACACTTGATCACCGACACAGTCATCGAACTCGAGGGCGTGAACGGTGAGATCTTCAATCTGACGACCGGCGACCGGGGCGTGTTCCTGGCCGAAGACGTGGAGGGTGCTTTCTATGACCCTCCCGTCAAGGTCGTCTATGAAGAGCCGGGTAACTACCCCGGCGCTCGCTACCTGAACCACCGCATCCTCAAGCGGGACATCATCTTTGGCGTACAGATCCTGAACGACGCAAAGTCCGGCTCTCGCTCCTGGCTCAGCCGGGACTCGCAGTGGCGCAAGGAATGGGCGTTCCACCGGGACTGCAAGCTGTACGTCACCACCCCGGACTCCGGTACTCGCTACCTGAAGATCCGGCTGTTCGAATCCCCGACTCTGCTGATGAAGACAGATCCTCGGGGCAACACGATCAACGAGACGTTGATGTCGTGCATCTCCTACGACCCGTTCTGGTACGAGGACGACCGAGTGTTCTCGGTCAAGACGAAGACGGACACCCGGTTCAAGCCGAATCCGGTTGACGTTCCTGGCTACTGGCCGTGGGAGAAGCTGCCGAAAGAGACGCTGCAGATCCGAGTGGGTCGCGGCGCCGGGGGGCTCAACCCCACCGACCAGTACATCGCACCGAAGTGGACCGTCCCCGGTTCCACCGAAGGCATCCCAGATCTTCCCTGGCCGTTCCCTCCGGGTATCGATATCCCCTGGGAGAAGGCACCGTTCACGCAGTTCGTCATCCCGGACTACTCGTTCGAGGATGAGGAGTTCGCGAACCGGCGGCTCAAGCTGCCGGGTCTGATCTACGGCGAGAACTGCGTCATCGACACCGACCGCCGCGTGGAGCAGATCTCTTCGGAGTCTGGCTCCCAGGTGTGGGCTCGTATGAACGGCGTCCGCTTCCGCAACATGATCCCCCCGTACACCGAGGAGAAGACGTTCGAGATCACAGCCTCCGGTTGTGCTCCCGGACAGATCATCTCGCTGATGCTGCCACGACCGTGGTCGCGCTGCTGGGGCCTCGAATGAGCGGGCTGACTACCTCGCAGCAGTCCCGAGATCTCTGGAACCTGATCCAACAGCGCCACGCGAAGCGAGAGCTGCTGCGTCTCAAGCCGCCTACGTGCGAGCTGTTCGACGGAGACTACCGCCTCCGTGGCGAGGTCGCTGGCGAGCTGATGCTGGAGTTCGAGTTCATCGAGAACGAGACCGGCGTAGCGACTCTGCATCTCCCCCTGGATCACTACCTGGCCAAGTGGGTGATGAACCACCGTGGTCGTGCCAAGCGCAACGTCCACGTCGTCATCGAGAAGCAGGGCGCCCGCTGGTCGGGCTGCATGGACCACTACCGCGTGGTCAAGGAGAAGGGTGGAGTTTGCTACCTGGAGGTCGTGTTCATGCACGACTTCGAGCAGACCAAGCACATCCGCGTCTGGTGCAATCCGTTCCTACGCCCTGAGCTGCAGTTTCCCAAGATCTGGATCATTTTTGGGCCGGCAAAATGGTGCCTGCTGGTCACGCTTTTTGTGAACCTACTGCGCCTAGAAACTTCGCTGTGGACTCTCCCAGACGACCCTACGGACCTCACGGAGTGGATGGGCCCAAGCTTCAACCCGAGCACCTGGCGCAACATCGTGAAGCCGTTCCCGTTCCTGCTGGACAACTCGCCGGTGGCGATGGTCTTCAGCCGGTTCGGCACGTTCTACGACACGGCCAAGCGCCTGCTCGAAGAGCACCAGCTCACGCTGACCTGCCGTCGCTACCTGAAGGATCGCGACCCGCACCCGTTCGAAGATCTCAAGGGCGAGTGGAACATCCCGCTCTTCGAGAACATCTCGGCCAAGATCCCCCTGCGGAATGGCTGCCTGGTGTGGGACATCGAAGACAACTCAGGCTGGGGAACCGAGACCGCCTTCGGCGGCTCGTGGCTGACCGGATTCGTCCGTGCTCTGGCCGTCCTCACGGCCGACGGACAGGTCGAAGGTATGGAGGTGTTCACCGGGGACTACACGTTCCCAGGCGAGTACTACACCCCGAATTACCTTGGCACCAGCCCGAAGGCACCGTGGGTCGTGTTCGAAGAGGGTCCGCTCACTGGGATCACGGCGTCGGAGTTCTCGTACTACGAGGCGACTGACACGTCATTTTTAGCAGGAGGGGCGAGCGCCCCTGGGATTAACGAGGGCATCAGTGCTCTGGTGAACATCGGAGGCGATGTTCTCACGTCATACATCAACTCCGCGTTGGCATCTGTCGCCATCGTCGGTGGGGCAATCGACCTCCCGCCTCTCGGCGGGTTGATGGATGCGGTGCTGAACCCGATCTACTCCGACGTGTTCGGAGCGTTCATGGAGATCCCCACTCTCCGTGCAAGTTCGATCTCACTACCGATCGCAGGGCTCGAGGACATCCAGACCAGTCTGGGCGACTTCCACTACTACGAGGGCATGGCCGAGGGAACGCTCAAGGCGTTCACCCTGTCGGCGTTCGCAGCCGTGGCTGCCGAGATCCATCGAACCCGGACCCGGACGGCTCACACCATCCAGGTGTCGGACGCGAGTCCGTATCTGTTCGGAGAGAAGGGATATGGGCACTGCTGGATCGGCCACCGCGTCGGTACGTCAGTGCTCGGATACCCGATCGAGCACCAGCTCTTCGTTGAGCGCATCAAGAAGTTGAAGTACCGCATCGACAAAGACGGCCCTACGGGCTGGCAGGTCGAAATCGGATACCGCGAAGAGCGTAGCCCCGCGCTGCACATCCTTGAGCAGATCAAGATGTTCAACGGAGCTATGGGCACAGCGGGAATCCTCTAACCCGAAAGGCTCGCCGCATGAACGATGTTCGCATCACTCCGACCCAAGTCCTCTTAGGTGGAATAGATCTCGCTGCTCTGTCCTACATCGCCAAGGATGGCGTCCACGTCGTCCATCGTGGCGAAGACGACATCAACAGTCTGATCGTTGAGTTCTACGTCGGAGAGATCCAGCTTGAAGGGGATGCCCTGTGAGCATCCCATCTCAAGAGACCCACGACCCGGAAGACCCACGGCAGCATGTGATCTGGGCGCTCCGCAACCTACCGATGGTTGCGGGCGTCGGAGCGATCACGCACCCCGGTTACCTGGCCGACTGGTCTGAGCATCTGTGGAAGTGCGGCTTCAGCCATCGGGACTACTTGGCGGCGCTGGCTGATGAGGACGGAAACATCCACATCAGTCAGCTCCCCGAGCAGGTCATCAAGTTCCAGCCTGCCTTCCGTGGGCAGCGACACGACATGAACAACGCAGCTCGGTGGGTTGGCTCCGACGAAGAAGCCCCTCCCCCAGTGCGTATCCCCAACATCAAGCAGATGACTGATCAGGAGAGGCAAGCCATGCTCCAGCAGTTCCGAGAGTCCGGTGACATCCCCAGCGGATTGGCCGGCCCACCGCTCGCCGAGGTCTTCGACGAGTGAGTCTCTTCAACCCCGACAACAACTGGGAGGTCGCGCTCCTCGCGTTCATCGCGCTGTGCGGCCTCCTGACCGTCGTCCTCCCAGTCTGGTTCAAGGTCAAGAAGATTGACTCCCAGGTGTCCAATTCCCACGACGAGAACCTCCGTGACGAGATCACCCGAGGGTTCCGCGAGATCCAGTCCGAGCTTCGGATCATCCACGAAAACATGAACCTCGAGCGCCGTGAGCGCATCGAAGGCGACAGCGTCCGCGTCACAGGTTCGATCACCGTCACCCCCGAGTAGGAGCACAGATGGAATACCCAGGCGCTTCTGTCGAAGCGATCGACGCCAGGGGTGCCTTCGAGATCGGTGGAGGCACACTGGCCTTCGGCCAGGACTACAACGAGACGATCATCCGATCGATGTTCACCCCGAAGGTTCCCACACCGGGAAATGCCCTCGGGCTCTTGGCAGCTCAGCTTCGAGCGATGCCGCTAGAGGCCCTGCAGTTCTTCAAGGATCTGATCCCCAACGCGATCGAGGGTGCGTTCAACACCATCACCGGAGCGGTCAACGCGATCCTCGGTGCCATCCGCAACATCCCCGTCTTCCTCCAGGTCGACAAGTGGGATGACTGGCTGATCGGTACGTGGAACACGTTGGAGCGCATGGTCAAACAGATCATCGACATCTTCACCGGCCTGATCATCACCCCGATCAACGACGCCATCCAGGGCGTCAAGGACTGGTTCGGGAGCTTCGTCGCTAACGCCCAGGCTACCGCCGTCAAGGCGCAGAGCACGATCAACAACATCCTGAAGGGATGGCGGGAAGATAAGACCGCCACTGGCTCGGTGGAGGATCTCGAGGTCGTCTTCGGCGAAGCGCGTCAGGTTAAGTACGGCCTGATCACCCTGGCCGATCTGGCGAACGCCCCGACGAACGTCCCGCTCTGGGTGAGCCCGAACCCGTTCGAGGAGGTGGCATTCCCCCGCTCGCAGCTTGAGTCGGTGATCGCCTACTCAGGCGGTGCTGCTAACCCGCAGATGGCCACCACGTCGACTACGTGGAACGTCACGACCCGCAACCAGTACAACAGCCACCTGCACGCACTGACGGCCTCCTACGAGCGTCCTCGGTTCAGCATCGCCCCCGGCGTGCTGGCTCTGTCCGCGATTCGTATGACCTCCAACCGGATCGTCAACTCCGCACGGTTCATCGCTGGCGGCGACACTCCGCCGACGAGTGTGTGGGCAGCGATCTACGAGATCGATCGAGCTACCGGCAACATGACCCGGCTCTACGACTTCGGCAACATCCGCAGCGAGATCCCGACGGGTCCGCTGCTGTATGAGGTCGGGCTGGAGTTCGACACGGCTGAGATCATCGCGACCGAGGGATCCATTCTGGCGCTCGGCATTCTCCCCCTCGGTGGATCGTTCACCGTAGCGGGCGTCTCCCGCTCTCAGATCGTCCCGTCGGTAGTCATCTACCCCCAGGCAGCCACTGAGCTGCTGACGGGGCAGACAGCCATGCCCAGCACGATCCTGCAGTCGGCGCTGACCCACGATGCTTCGTTCCGCATGTGGGGTTCGATCGGACAGGTTGTCCCCGAGACGATCACACCGATCTCTGTCCTGTCGTCGTTCGACGCGTACAGCGACACGGCCAACTGGGTGTCCCCGGCGTACTCATACCGAGGCAACGCCAACTTCCGTATCACCGGAGGCGATCTCGTCTGTGACGGCAACGCTCAGTTGTTCGCCCACGACTACTGGAAGCACGCGTTCGCGATCCAGGCGATGGCAACGAACGACATGTACTCCGAGGCAATTATCGGAGGCGCCTGGTCTAACCAGCAGTTCGGTCAGGCGATCAACCTGTTCGTCCGCATGAGCCAGGACGGCCTGAACGGATGTGCGGCTCGTGTCGCTCAGATCGGCAACAACAACCAGAGCGCGTTCGTCACGATCAGCTCGATGACGGCGGGGGTCTCCACTGAGCAGACCATCTCCACCGAGATCTTCGATGCTCTGCCGACCGACCAGTACCGGCTTGAGGCCGTAGGTAACACCTACACGGTCTACCGGAACGGTGAACCCCTCACTGACGCAGTGTGGGTCGACAGCACGAACATCGTGAGCGTCGGCGCGGCCTGGCGCCGCATCGGATTCGGCCACACCGCTGCGAGTTGGAACAACGGCGTCTACCGCTCAGCGGCTATCGACATCTGGCGCGGAGGCGACATCGTCATCGTGGACGATCCTCTTCCCGAGGAGCCTGAAGAGCCTATCGACCCGTAAGAACTCCCCCCTTGCTGAGAATCACTCAGCTTGGGGGGATTTTTGCGTTGAGGCGATCTCCCAGCTTCGTGGGATGGGCGTGGAGATTACCGTCGATGATTCCCATCCGAAGTCCAAACCCGATGCGCTGCAACATCTCACGCCTGGCCCCTGCGTCGCCTGCAGCCTCCCAGGCTTCCCGGTATGTCTGTCCGGTAGGTCGATCTGCGTATCCACCCTCCCGCACAGGTGAGGTCTCCAGCTCTGCGATCTTCGCGTCGAGAGCTGCTAGCTGGCGCTGCAAGCGCTCAGCCGCCGTCTTCGAGGTCATCCTCCCCGCAGTCAGGGACAGTTCGTCAAACGCCGCCACAGCGGCTCTCAGCTCGCTCTCTGAAGAGTCTCCGGGCACCCACACTCGCTCGGACACAGCCTCATCGCCTAGGGCGTCCAGCAACGTCTTCTCGGCGAACTCCTCGGCCGACTCCAGCGGTAGCAGCGGAGTGCAGTTGTTCGGGCAACGGTAGTAGCCGTATTCCTTCGTGCCGGTGGCCAGCTTCTTGGTCTGACGAGTCGTGGTCAGCGGGGTCTCACAGAACCAGCACGCTGCGACTCCGACGAGGGCGCCAGCGTCACCGCGCTCGCGGGGACCGCCTTCTGCCCGAGCCAGCTCGGCGATGATCAGCTCACGCTCTTCGTCGGTCACCAGAGGCTCCGAGCACATCAGCACCGGGGCTCCCTTGTCATCTCGCACCGTCACGCCACCGAGGTGGACGTGCCCGACCAGAGTCGGTGAGGTGAGCATGTGCTTCATCGGCCAGGTGCGCCACGGCGACCCTGTGTCCTCTTGCCCCGCGCAGACGCGGTAGTAGTCAGCGGGAGAGACGACTCCGTCGGCGTTCAGCTCGTTGCAGACCTTCGCCACCGACTCACCGTCGAGCACCGAGTCCACGATCCTCCGCACCACCTTGTGAGCCAGCGGATCGATAGCGAGCACCTTCCCGTATCCCTCGGCTGCCTCGACCACCTTGTAGCCGTACGGTGGCTTGCCGCCTGGCCAGCGAGCTGTCTCCCGGAGCTTCCGTCGCGACGAGAGCTGGCGCTCACGCATAGCCTCCAGCTCACCCTCGGCGAGGAACGCGATGACGTTGGCGATGAGCCGGCCGACCGGCGTCCCGAGGTCGATCGCCTCCGAGCAGGAGACGACAGTCTTGTCGTGATCGATGCACCAGCCGAAGAGCTTGTTGAGCTTGATCGAGTTGCGGCTCAGACGATCGAGCTTCCAGGTGGCGATGACATCGAACTCAGGCGCCCGGTTGTTCAGCCAGTCTCCGAAGCGGGGTGTGTCGAACGGATCGATGGATCCAGACACGTCCACGTCCTCGGCCCAACCGACGACCTTGTGGTCGTTCGCGTCAGCCCAGTTGGTGATGATCTCCAT